TTTCCAAAATTGGATTTTCATAATCTCATTTATTAAATTAATACACGCTATTGCTTCTAGCATTCCCCAACATCCATCACAGGCTCTTTCATTGCACCAGTTTACAAATTCTTTAAATTTCATTTTTGAGTTCCTCCAACTTATTTTCAGCTTCTTCACGATTGAGGAATACCAAAACATTTAACTCTCCAAGACACTCGTCCTCATTTGCCCATAAAAACCATTTAGCGCCTTTGTCATATTCAAGTCCGCTTACCACATTTTCCCGAATGTCCATTCCGCATATATCCCATACAGTTGTGCCGATAGGACACGGCAATCTCACAAGCAAGCCTTGTTCTTCTAAGTCTTCATAGGTGGCAAGTTTAGTGAGAATTTTCTCTGCGAATGGCTTCAACAATCCATCTGTAATTTCTTCCTTTGCGACTCCTGTGCCATCAATATTTCTTTCTCTTTCGGTTAATCTCTCCATCTACTTCACCTCTTTCAACTTCTCCACCGCCAGCTTCAACGCATCTACAAATTCATCATTTAATGCTGCGCGGTCTGGATTCTCAATAAATTTTTCAATATCTTCAACTGCTTTCTCTTCCGGTGTAGGAACTGTCCCTTTTCCTACTTTTGCAATTTCAAGAAGTTCATCTATATTATTTTCCCAATTACGTGTATTGCACAAATCCGTGTTGCGCTTATTATTCCTGTTGTCCAACACACATCCTATACATTCACGTTCGCAACAATTGCTTACATCTGCAATCCGTTCAGCAAATTCTCTTGCAGACATTTCTTTTGTCCCGAGGAGTTCTGATGCCTCATAGAAAGCAAAGTCTGATCTGACACTTGCCGCATAAGTTATATTATATTCATAAAATCTTAAAATGTCTGGAAAATATTGTGCTTGTAATGGCTCGCAATAGTCTCTTAAATACCAACGAAATCCCTGTTTCTCAGCTTCTTTGAGAAGCATTTCGTTTTCTTCTTTTGTCCTGACCAGAACACATGTATTTCTTAAATCAATCATTTATTTTCCTCCTCCAATCTCATCAATACAACCATTCCAACCAGCAGCATACCCATCTTCAAATTCGTCCGGGAAATGGTTTTTTGTGTCCTTCTCCGGTAATAGCTTCAATGGACACCAATCAGGTCTTGATTTACTTTCACAGTCATAATGTTCTCTCGTTATAAGTCTCATGTCACTATCTAAACACTCAGCTAACTCACAGCATCCCTCATATTCAAGATCGCCACAGTATCCAGTTCCGAACGGGCAGTCATAACAATTCTCTGGCGTATCAATCACTAATACTGATTTACTCATTTGATTCCTCCTGTAATAATTCTGGATTGTCGAAAATATTTCCAATCACCTCAACACATTTTCTTTCATTGACATAGAATCCCAAATTACAATAACTATTGCCATAATCTCTTCCGATTGCATAACTGTAATCCAATGTCCAATCCCCATTTGTCATTTTTACAACTTCTGGATATTTTTCTTTTCGATCACATATATCGTTCTCCCAGATTCTATTACCGTTCTTGTCAAAAGTCCTGTGAACTGGCAGAGGGTTTCTGGATCAACCAATTTCATTCTGTCTGTTATTAAAAAGATGATTGGCAATATACTCGCTTTTTTATACGGCTGAACAATATAACAATATCCGCTGTCAATGTCTAAATCTATGAGGCTTCCTTCTATCCATTCACCATTATCAATCTGCTTTGCCTTGAAAAGAATTTCTCTCATTCAACTCCACCGCCTTTCACGATTTCGATTGCCCTGCTCAGTCCAGCATTGTATCCTTGATGCACATCAGATAAAATACATTCTGATTCAATGAATTTATCTCTTTCCAATTCGCTAATAGCCTTATCCGCATCAAAAGCTGTCGGCTGTCTATTAATACAATTAATAAATTCTTTTTGGTCAGAATCAATACTCATACCAATATCCCATATTTTAATATATTCAATTAAGTCGTCCGCATCAATTAGTCTCATTAAATCAACCCTCTTTCTTATCAAAAGCCAAATCAACTCTGATCACATCCGTTTCTATCGCTGAAAGGCAGCTTACTTTCAAGTTATAAAATGGTTTTAGCAGCTTCGAACCGGCATTGAATGTATCGTAATCCTCCCAGTTTCTACCCGGATGGCATATCTGAATTTTATCTTCACTTTCGGAATCGCCGCCAATTACTGTTATTAAATCAATTAACTTCATTTTTCACTCCTCTTCTCAATTGCTTTTGCAAGGTCAGAAATGCAATCGCCAATATAGAAAATTGCTATCATTGCAACATTAATATCTGATATTTTTGCACCTAAAATCCAACAAACAAACATAATTGCCAACCATACAAGGCACATTTTTTATTTCTCCTCCCACACTCCCAACAACCGCATCCTCTCATACAGTACAGCGACGGTCTTGCGTCTGTATCCATAAAAGTCTTTCGGGTTCATCGGGATATATTTTTCTTTACTGATTTTCCTGTAACTTTTCCGGTGTAGGATATTCTCAATTACCATATCCGCTATCACCGTGTTTTTCGGGCAAGCTGACAAGGCAGCACTGGAAAGCAGGTATCCGTACTCTGCCGGGAAGTCTTTCAGCATCGTATTCAGTTTTTCAATGTCCTCTGCCGGAATGCCGTAATCTTTCAGCTTTTTATTCCTTGTCAGCATACCGTTCTCCTTTCTAATCGTCTGGGTGGCGCTTGTCGTACATGATCGCTACGCATACAAGACCGACCACTCCGACTATGATTCCAATGGTGAATCCTAATAAAAATGCAATCATGTTTCTTCCGCCTTAACATAATCTTCGCAATCTTCTGCATATTCGTAGCTATCCATCATATCACACCGGTTATCGCAACCGCCTTGCTTTTCACAGCAGATACAACATTGCGTTTCACCGTCTGGACACTCTAATTTGCAATATCCCATTTAGTCCTCCTTATATGGTTCTGGAAGTGGCATCCAGGCAATAACACAGTCTTCATCATCCCATTTTCCTTTTTCGATACCGCACATTCCCGTGAATGGTTCTTCCTGTCCGACAAGCTCTCCGTCTAAAGTAGTGATATATGTTCCGTCTTTCGGCAATCTCTCACTAACAGGAATCCAACCATTTTCTTTCTCGTCCTCTTCCAGGTCAGCCAGAAGCTGCTCAATCATATCTTGAATAACTTTGACATACACCCCGGCGTATTTGTAGCAGCCCGAATATTTATCCGCGTACTGCATTAATCTTTCTTTGATATGTATCATATTATTCCATCCTTTCTCAATGCCCGCTTCTTACCATGCAAAACAACAGTTCTGTCATGGATCTTTTTCTTGAACCATTGTGTCCACACTTCAAAATAACTGATAATCTCCATTTCTCCACATCTTCACCTAGTGGTGTTGGGCTTTCAAATTCTTCTGCAACATCTCTCTGATACGGAACTGCAACCATTACTCCCATGTTACCTATTTCCGCGTAACATTCCGGAAAATTCTCACGTATATGTTGGGCAAATTTTCCATTTTTTAAATCAGGTAAAATCTCTTTGTAGCACTCCATTGTTGTCACAAGGTAGTTTTTTTCACCAATAAAATTTAATCCATTTCCGCTGTAAATATCCTCTTTGCAACTTTTTATTTCATAACAGGTAAATATTCCTTTTTCGATTGCTGAAATAGAGCACTGATTTTCCGGAATAAATTGCATGTAATCTACTCTTCTTGGCTTTCCTGCTGCGTAGCCATAATCAAGGCTTACTTCTCTAGCCCAGTATTTACCTGGGCCAGAAAAACGGCTTTTTTCCAACAATCTGCTAAGAAATTTTGTTGTTTCAGATCTTTTCATACTTCCACCTCACTGTCCGCTGGCATCTGATAATCAATATGTCCATTTACATAGGCTTCCTGAATCATATCCAGTACTTTCATGGCTTTTGCTTTGGTGGAATATTTTCCAAGCGTACATTTATTTTCACCCTCTAGGCTCGAAATAATAAAATCATCTCCATCTTTTACGGTATAAATTGCAGCCAAATTGCTAAAGTTTAATAAAACCGCTTTATTCTGACTTCTGATTAACATTTTGCGTCCTCCTTATCCTCATAATTCATTACAATTGTAATTACCTGCACCAGAACTTTCTGAATCTGGTCGTAAATGTGATGATTGTCAGTTCCGAAATGAGAGTCCAGTTTTGCATCTTCCTTGCCTTTCTTGTAGCAATCTTCCATAAATTCAAAACTGTATATATCATCTTCCTTAATAATTTCACCATTATTTCTCCATTCGGCAATCATCGCTTCTTCAACCAGTGAATTTACAACCTTATCTGAATCCTCATTACCGTTCAGGCATTCTACGCAACGGTCAATAAATCCTAACTTGTCAGCGTACATATACGCTTTTGCTGTTCCAGATGTATACTCTCTGAATGCCTGCTCAACCTGCTCTTTGAAGTCCTCTGGCAGATTGAAAATATCCACTTCCAGTCCTCTTGGAAGATTTATTGTGTACTTTCTCATTCCGTACCCTCCTGTTTCTTAAAATCCATCTTCAAATCATAAACGAACTGGCAAAGTTTCTCTGCTACCTCATCTGCGTTTTCTACATTTGCAAGCTGTCTAACATACTGCTTACCGCAGATAACACAAGCCAACTTTCTGATTGTTTCCCAGACCTGCCATGAGATAATGGAAGAATCAAAAGCATCCGTCATTAGAGAGCCTCTTCCGCTTCCTTTCTCATCTCTGAACCACTTTTCTCTTGGTGTCTTTAATGTGGTTGCAACGTCTTCTCTGGTAAGGCAACCTTTGTATTTTTCGTCAATGCGCTTTTCAAGTTCGTCCAAAAGTTCTTTCTTTTCCTGTTCTGTCACTACATCCTCACTTTCCCCATGTAAGCAACTACATGGTTAATCAACAAAACTCCATCTGTCCATCATCAATAAACTTCTTTTTCTTCCGGCTTAATGTATCGCCCTGCTGTTTCAATCTATCTACACGGGCTTTCTGGTTAAAGTTCGCCATATAATCATCGTCAACTTCTGGCGGTACTTTTAGAAAGTATTCTTCTGGAAGTGGAAGATTATGTTCCTCGCAACAATTTGCAATCTCATTTCTGTATGAAAGAATATGGTTTCTGGTTAGATTCATATTGCATCCATCTGTCCAGAACGGATCATTACAGCCATTTTCGTTGATGTGTTCCCAGATAGCACGCTCATGTAATAGGCCTTCTCTTAACAACTCTAATTCCTGTTCCGGTGTTTTCTGCTTCATTCTCGTTCTCCTTTCGCCCATGTAAGCAACTGACACGCTATCAATTTAGATTTACGTTCATTTTTCTTGCTATAGTTTCTATAACTGTCACTGTTACGCCGTTTCCTGCCTGTTTGTATAACTGGCTGTCAGAATTAACAAACTGAGCCTTTTTAAAATAATCATCCGACCAACCTTGCAGCCGAAAACATTCTTTCGGTGTCAGCTTTCTGATTGCTATGTAACACTGATATTTTTCATACCAGACTGCATATACCGTTAACTCTTCCGATACCTGCACGAATATTCCTTGATCGCAACTCGTGTCGAGTGTGTTGGCGATTTCTTGTCCGACTCTTCCACGTCTGGTTTTACTTCCTGGGACTGATAAATTCACTGTATCAATACCGACTCTGCACTCTGAATATCCTTGCTTAGTTGCTTCTGCCACTTTTACAGTCACATCAGATTTATCAGCAACACATTCTATTACAGCATTCCCTTTTTGATTCTTGCCAAAGAATTTTCGCGAATCGTTAGCATTTAAGCAATGCGCAACATTTATTTCATTTTCAATAACATTTTTACTCATGCTTACTGGAATACTTGTTGCTACGCCATGTCTGTCTTGACCTGTAAGTGTGAACATTGGCTCACCATCATCTTTAAACCGTCTGCCATTCTGACGTTTTTCTGCACGATCTGGTGTGAGAACAGGAATTGCAACTCCTCTTACTTCAGCTTTATGATTTGCGATTCCTTTGTTGTATCTGGCTTGTAAACATCTTGCCTTGTTGGTCAGCTCTGTTTCTTGATAACTCAAATCAATAAAATACGGCAATGCTACATGATGTCCTCTTCCACCACCTTGTCCAGTATCAAGAGTTTCTGTAATTCCGTCAGGTGCAAACACTTGTGTATTTCTTCTATATCCATCTTTGTGGGCGATTATTTGAATACTATTTTCTCCGTCTGTTCCTTCGATAGGAAATACTTTTGAGGTACTTCTCCCTCTAAGATGTCCGATAATAAAACATCTTTCCCGGTTTTGTGGCACTCCGAAATCTTTGGAGTTGAGCACCTGCCATTCTGCATCATACCCCCACTGCTCCATTTCAATGAGCAATCTGGCGAAATCCCACCCTCCATTAACACTAAGCAGATTTTTAACGTTCTCAATGAAAAGGTAAGTGGGTTTATCTTCTTCTTTGAGCTGTCCGACAAGGTACATAACTCTGAAAAACAGGCTTGAACGGTTTCCCTGAAATCCGGCTTGCTTTCCTGCAACGGATATGTCCTGGCAAGGGAATCCGAAACACCAGCAGTCGGCTTTTGGAATGTCTCCGGCATACACTCTTCGAATGTCATTTGCGTACCATTCTCCATTTCTGTATTCCTCCTTTAATATTTCCTTCTGTCTTTTCTTGATAGGAATATCTTCCAATGCCTTTCGCTGCTCTTCTGTCAGCAAGTGCATTGAGATGTAACTCGCAGTGGCAAATTTATCGAATTCGCAAAAACCAACGCATTCATGCCCCGCTAATTCCATTCCCCTGCGAAATCCTCCGATTCCTGCGAAAAAATCTATAAACTTCATTTTAAACTCCCATCTTCTTAACCAGATTCTTATTCAATCCCTCTTATCATCATGCTTAATTTACTGTAACAAGGGCAAATTCTTGTGTGATCGAAAATATCTTCCAGTAAAACGCAAAATGAAAACATCTGTTTTACTTCATAGATATGTTCTATTCCGTCCTCACCACGTTCTGCGTATTTGATTCTTTTTCCAACACATAGGTCAAATGCATTGGATACGTAGGCTTTTAAACCATAAGATTTTACTTTGCTCATTTTTATCTAAAACCGCCTTTCATCAAAATGTGAACATTTCCTCGTTATCATCACCAGAATCGAAATCTGACGTTTCTTCACAATCAGTTGATTTATTTCTGGACATATTCTTTCCACGTTCGATCAGTTCTGTTCTCTGCTCTTCGGTCAATTCTCTTGGTGCTCGTAATTTCACGTACTTAACTGGGACATGGGCAAATATGGAACCATCTTTGTTTGTGACCAGAATCTTCACATCTTCTGGATGCTGTTCTGCTAGCTTCAGGACTCTTCCTTTCATCTTACTGCCGTTATGCGCTGATACTTCTGCGTACTCACCACCGCGAATCCACGCGATGCTACATTCATTACAATTTTCTGCCATAATTATTCCTCTCTTTCTCCAAAACCAAATTCTTTATTTATGTCAATAGAATCAAATTCAAGTTTAATTCCCATTGTTTCTTTTGCTTCCTGGTATGCTTTTTCAATTCCAACTTCTTCAATGTGTTCTTTGGCAGAGTTTAGGTTTTCTAAGAATCTCTGATTGGATTTTGTAAATCCCCATGTTTTCTTAATTGCAAACAAACTGATAAGAACATTTGCAACTGCGATATAATCCTCTGCTTTCCATAGCTTTTCCTGCGATTCTTTAATCAGTTCCTCACGCATTTCATCTTCACGTTGCTTCAAGTACAGTTTTAGTGTTTCAACTCTTGCGCCTGTCGTTTTGGAAATCTGTTCCAAACTGTAATTACTAAAATTGTATGGAATTGGATTCCGTGACTTTTCAGCCGCTTTCTGCTGTCTTCTTCTCTCTGCCCTGTTCATACTCCCATCATCCCTTTCAACTGGTTTGTGATTAGAACAAATTCTTTCAGAAGTTTCCTGTCTAATGGTGTGGTTCCGGTCACGGTATTATCGCCATCATAGACAACTGCGTATTTTTCGTTAATCAGTCTTGCGGATGAAACCGCATTCAAAACTTCTTGTCTGGAGCATTTTAGCATTTGCGAAATATCATCAGCGGTCATATCGCCAATCCATTGTTCATTCTCGAAAACACTGTATATTCTCATACTTCTGCCACCTTTTGATATTCATATCCAACAAGGTGAAACGCTCGCGGAGTATTCGGATACGCAGTAGCAATCAAGCCATCAAGTTCGAGCTGCCTCATATGTCGTTGCACAGTTGCTTTTGATATGCCAAGGCTTTCGGAAATTTCTTTAAATGACGGTGCGTATCCATATTTTGTAAAATATCTGATAAGAAACAGATAAATTTCTTTTCTGTTCTCTTGTCCCTCGAGATACTTTCTTTCGGTGTTATATTTACTTACCATAGTTACCTCATTTCTTTTAACCTCTGGGTTCAGATCGCGATCATATGCCAAGGAAGTTGCATGAATCAGTCCAAACCCAGAGGGCGTGCGCATATTTAGTTGTAATTATTTGGAATTTTGTCTGCCAGAATCGGCAGTTTTATCATTTGTAAGATTCTTCATCAAGAAGATTGTTGAATTTTTCAAGTGCCTTTATAGACACCTTATTGCTTGATTTCTCTGGCTTGATTGACACATCTAAGTGAGTATCAATGATATGTTTCAGTTCTCTTGCAAGGGTTATTTTGCCTTGCTGTATACCCTGTCTGTATGTCTTAGGCGGTTTGTACTGCCCTGTTACTTGCTTACCGGTTGATTGTCCACCAGCTGTAATATTGTACATCTGAAAACCTTTATCTGCAAAAGCCTTGATCGTTTCAATTTCTTTTTGGTCAAGCTCACTTTTGGGGCAAGTTCTGTATGCAAGTTTCCAACCAGTAGGATTGCTTTCACTGTAAAACTTATGCTTTTTAAGGCTTAATGCTATGTGGTCATATTCTGCTAAATGGCTCGCACATCTCTCACGAAGTCTGAGTGCCTGTCCCACGTAACTGCGTCGAATCCCTGCTTCGTCTATCCTGTAAAAAGCATATATGCCACTAGAATTTGGAATGTTTGGACATATCTTTTGTATTCTGTTTTCTCGCTCTTGCTTTATGGCGAAAACCTTTCTGTAGTCCACCCGGTATCACTCCTTTTCAATCTGGTCAATAAGTTTCTTGCACTCATCTTTGACATAAGCAAGTGAGCGGATTTCTATTTCGGAATCATTATTTGATTCTCTCCAGAAATCTTCCATTGTATAAAAGATTCTTTTGAAATCTGGATCATCTCCAAAATACTGTTTCGCTGCATCAACATCATACCCGTCAAAGCAATGAGCACAATCAAATCCAATCCACCATGTATTCTCATCATTGCAGTTATATAAATGCGATTCTGCATAAGTAACTCCACCATGGCAGCTAAGATAGCCTAAATCGTCAAAACTTTTCTTCGCTAACTTGTGGCTGTAAGGTACTCCAACATATCCGCATCTGTATGCTCCGGGCATAAACAGAACCACATATGGATAACCTTTGTATGTAGATTTTGTTTCTAAAACTGGCTGCTTCATTTAATCACTCCCATTCATCTTCATCCTCATCTTCACCATCATCATAGTAACCATTTTCCATGATTTCTTTAAATGTAGTTATTGCTTTTCTAAACCTGTCGCGTAAAACATCTTCTTTTTGCTCAAGATCTGTGATTACCTCTTTATGCTTTTTGATTTCTTCAAGTAATGCTGTGTTCTCTTTTTCAAGATTATATCTGGCAATGCGTTTCATGGTTGTCGGGTCAAGTTTTACAATTTCTTCACCCGTCTCAATAAACGCGCATATTGGTTCTGGCGTTAAATAAATAAAATGTCTCTCTTCATCTCCTAAGAATCTTGTTTCGATCATTTGTTTTTCTGGCTCTTTGACCATAAAATGTGTCACGTCAAAGCACATCATCTTGCTACTATCGTAAAAAATAATCTGTCCTGTTTGTATCATTTCATCACTCCTTAATTAAACGGAAGTTCGTCATCCATAATTGGCGGCATATCCATGAATCCACTTGTGTCTTGTTCTGGACTTGGAATTGGTGGCTGCGACTGTTCTTCTGGCTGGCTCTTCTTGCTCTCCACAAACTCATGTGTTTCCACAAGGCAATCATTTGTGTAGACTTTCTTTCCGTCCTTGTCAGTGTAATTTCCAGTCTGCCAAGTTCCGATAACCGCAATCTTCATTCCTTTATACAGATATTTTTCGGCAAACTCACCATTCTTTCCAAGTGCAACGCAATTTATGAAGTCTGATGTGCGTTCATTGTTTTTGCGATACTGTCTCTCAACTGCAGGTGTGTATCTGGCAATTGTTATATTGTTTGTTCCCATTCGGATGTCTGGATCTTTTACCAAACGTCCGATCAAAATTACTTTATTCATGTTTATTCTCCTTAGAAATTGCTGTAAAAAGTTTCTCAACTTTTTCAATTGCGTCATTCCAACCCTTGTTGTACCTGCAAAATAATGGGTCAACGTCCTCTGGATTGCTGTGGGTTGACGGCTTTTTTAATTTTTTAAGTGATTCTAAGAAATATTCCATGTGTCTTCCTCCTCATAATCGTTACAGTAAAGTGAACCGTAATCCCATGCTAACGTACAACAGTTATGAAACCTGCATTTACTACAATCTGTCATTTCGTTCATAGTTAATCCTCCTTGAAATTTTCAATTGCAGCCACTATATCTTCACACGTAGAAATCTTATCTCTTAGTGCATTGATTTCTCGATTATATTTCTTCAAAAATACTTCTTTCGCAAACTGATAATTGGGTTTTTCCAACACAATAAAATATTCACCATAAGAATCAGCAATCCTTCCGATATCTTCTTTTCTTATATATCCAATATAAAGTCCTTCTGGGAACTTGGTTACTGCTCTGTAGGTTTTTGGCTTCTCAATAACCTCACATTCTTCAATTTTCATTTTGAAGACAGCTTTTTCAAATGTTCCTGTTTTCACATCATATTTTCTATTCTTGCCTAAGATATAAAAATAAAGTTTCATTTTTCTCCTTTCAGAACGGGCATAAACTCAAGTCGACTTCCAGTCCAGCCCGTCCAATCTGAACCAGAACATTGTTTCCTGTAACTTCTTGTATTTCTTTCTGTATTTTACAGGCATCAGATGAATCCCCACTTAAATGTACCAGTGTTACTGTTCGAAGTGATTCTGTGCGATTTTCCTTAATGAATTGCTTGCAAGTTGATAAAGAGCAATGCCCTTTTAATCTATGCCTGTAGTTAGCTTCTGTTTTGTCCACCAATTCTTCACAGTAGTTGCATTCAATTACCAGATGATGTATGTTCATTTTCTGGAAATTATATTTGCTGTACTCAAAATCAGTCATATACAGAAGTCTACCCATTTCCTTGTGTCCTACCAGATATCCATAGTTCGAGCAAGGCACAAGCTGATTTGTTTCTTTATCATATGTTGTATGCGTCAATTCAAATGGAGTCACGATAAACGAACCAACTCTAAATGGGTATCTTTCTGGAACACCTTTCATCAGTTCGCCTGTTCTGATGTTCATGTCCTCAACGGTCTCGTCATTGGTGTAAATCTGAATGCCTGCATTCATTATTTCCTCGAATGCTTCGGCGTGATCTCCGTGCCCATGACTGAGCAACACGCCAGAAACGTTACTTATCTGGTAGTCAATCCCTCTAAGGATTTTCTTGTAATTGCATCCGCAGTCAAGAAGAACAATCTCGCCTGTACTTGACTGCAAAGCGTAACAATTTCCTTTAGTACTACCTGTTGAAATTACTCGCATGAACAAATGACATCACCTCGCTTTCTATAAAAGCCGGATACTGAAAGAATCAATTCCGTTAATTTTCTTTTCACCTATTCCGTTTTCTCTCATTGTTCTGTAAAGAACATTTCTTGTAGATGGTGTAAAACCTTTATCTTCGCAAAACGTTACATACTTGTTGTAAACGTCCGACCTAGAAATCTTTCCTTTTCTGTCCTGTTCTACACGAGATAGCAAAAATAAATCAATAGAATCAATTTCAAGTTTTTCACTTTTACAAAGTTCTTCTTCTGCTAATGTAATATATCTTTCACGTTGGGAAGATATCTGCGTAATTTTTGCCATTTGAATTAATGCGTTGATTTTAAATCTATCATAACTTATGCTCATACTTCATCATCCTTTGGGAATCGGAACGCAATGTTTGCCGGTTCGAATTTCATTTCAGAATTATCCATACTGGTTTTAATGATTCCAAAACCTTTTGTCGATGCCATATAAATCAGCTTTTTTATATCATCTTCTGAAAATTCGATGTTCTGCGAAAAGAATGCTCCAGTATATGTGTTATGCAACATTTTCATGACTTTCTTAGCTTTTTCTTCCGTAGAGTACATTCCCATAACAATTCTCTTGGAATCGTAATTCACGGAGTAAGCAACAATCAGTCCATCTGCACGAGCAATAGCACTGCTCTCATATGGCACATCAATATCTCCTGTCTGACTAATTAATCTCACTTCATTCTCCTTTCAATATACAAATCCAGACTATGGAATTACCTTTAAATCTTCATTTGCCATCAATCATCATTTCCTGATTCAAAGATTGAAGAAGAACAGATACAAACCGGGCGGACACCGAGACTGAAGTCGTAGTCATAGTTGAGGACAAAGCCAGAAGGCGAAACAACGGCAAGCGTTGAATTGTAATCATTTACTGGTGTGCTCCATGGCGTAATCAGCCACCACCATTTCGACATGTTCGGCAGCAATTTACGATATTTCCGGTACTCATCCACAGTCAAAAGTGAAATCCTATCTTTACAATGTCCGTATTCTGTCTGACCGTCCAAAGAAAGCAAATCTCGATCAAACTCAATAACTGCATCTTCTCCAAACTCGTCAGTAATTTTTTTAAGAAAACGAGTATTTAACTCATTTCTCAGTTTACTTAAAATCCAGTTATTTGAATCTGAATCAAATGCTCTTTCTTTTCCATCAAATCCATTCAAAATGGCAAAATATCCTTTTTCTGTATTATCCAGAATCAGCCATTCCATACCTGCAAGTTCAATAGTTTTTCCAATTTCCGGCTTTCCGATGTACTTTTTCTTGAATTCTGCGAACTCTTTACTTAATCTGGATAATTCATCATCAAAATATTTCAGATTTTTCTTCATAATCATTCCTCCACCTTAGATACAAAGATATTAGATTTTAAGATACAAACTGGGCGAACACCAACTCCGCCGTCGTAAACGTTGCCGAGGAAATAGCCCGAAGGGGAAACAATGGTAATACTTTTTTTCCATCCACGTTCTTCCGTTGACCATGGCGATAATGTCCAATACCAGTCGTTCAGATCATTGTTCGGTGTAATATCTGTGTATTCTCGTGCTTCATCAAATGTAATTGGACGGATTTTACAATCAACAGTCCCAAATTTCTGTCCATCCGCAGTGATAATATCTGCTGTGTGTGTTTCGACATTTTCTGCCCCGAATTCTTCTTCGAAGTCTTTCAGAATTTCAGTGTCACACAGTTTCTTTACGTTTGATGTTTTGTAATCTGAGGTATCACCAAACTCTACATTTTCTTTCACCAGATCAAGCGAAATAATTTTTGTTGTATCTCCATACTGTTCCAGAACCTTGTATTTACGCTTTCCAGTGGTCTGAAATACTTCTCCTCGTTTCAGCGTTGACAACTCAACCTTTCCGGTTTCTTCCTGCTTTTCCAGAAGTTCAACCAGTTCCTTTGCTTTCTGTAAAATTTCTTTATTGTTCATTCCCGTTGCCTCCAAAAAATATTTCTCGCATATCTACTGCTGCGTACTTCTTATGCATAAGTTTCTTGTTTTTGATTGCCCCGTTCGGATTGTTGCAGACAAAATCTCTGCATATCTCAGGTCTCACTGGATAAATGAGACATTTTTCTTTTTCTTTGGAATCATCCAGGAACGGGCAAGTAAGGTCAAAAGCTACAACCGAAGGATAATTATGTTTCTGCTCAGTGATATGATGCTTCTTTACGTAACGTTTGATTTCTTTAATTTCTTTACTGGATATTGGCAAGTAGTTGCTACAACATTGTCCGCAACCACTGCATTTACCGTCCTTTGTGAAGTCAAATACTCCACATTTCATATCTTTCATAACTTCTTCTAACGTCCCGATCATGCTATCACCTCGTAAGTTGAACAAGAATGTTCATAACAAGTGATACTGCCGAGGCTATGAACAATGGTCGGGTCTTATCCTTTGCGACCGCATAAATTATTGCGCCTAACAATGGTAAGAATGAGATATAAAGCAATGACTCAAACACTGAATGAATTATTGACATATCTTATTCCTCCTGTTTCATAAAATCTGGAATCTCTGGTTCTTTACCTGCTGCCGGAACTGGTTCCTTCTCAGCTGGCTGTACGGCTTCTGCAACTGTTGGCTGTTTTGGCTGTTCTTCGATTGCCATTGGTTCTGGAATGAATTCCTCTTTATTGGCATTCTGTTCGATCTCTTCCTGTACTTCCCTGTATGTAGCGTCCATCGTGTTATATTCATATGCCTGTACCGGATTATCCCATTTCTTAGGAATAGACTTCATAATGTTGTTACGCATTTTACGAACAATCATAGATTCTCTCGACTGCGTTTCGTAATAAGACGGTGAAATATATGGTCTTAATTCCTCACAATCAATAATTGCTTCCAGTTCCCCAATATCAGCAACCTTTTTCATGATTTCTTTTTTCTTTGCTTCAATCTGAGTTTTCTGTGCATCTGTAGCTTTGTATCTGTCTGCACAAATACCGAATGTTTCATTCTGAAGATTGTTCTTAATATGTGCTGCAAGATTCTTCAGTACGTCTGCTCTTTCGCATGAAAGGTATTCAACGTGACCATCTTTGTACTGAATTGGATATACCACGCGAACAACTTTTCCAATTCCAGATTCTTCCCATTCCGGCGGTGTGATTTCTACACCTCTGTGTCTTGGTGGGATATACTTGTCACCCTCTCTTACTTTCCAATATGGAAATACTTTAGCCACATTGACACCATATCTACTTACAAGAGCATCGTTTCCGTCGCCCTCAATCGCAAATTCGATTTTCTTCTCCCACTGAGGTTTCTGCCCTTTTGCCGCTATGTTTACGTTTCTGATCTGGAAATAACATTCTCTCGGCTGTGCATTTGCGTTCAGCTTTAATGCTGCGACTTTACTCAGGATAAATTTAAGATTAGAACCGTTGATTGCTTCAAAACTCACACCGCTTTCATGTACCATCTGGAAAATAGATCCCATTGCTGCTACTACACAATCTTTTGAATATGAATCAAATTCCATTCCTCTTGAAGTCAAATCTCTTTCCATTAAATCGACATACCGATTTGTGTAGTAGGAAAGCTGTGTGTTAAAATTTGCTACCTGTGTGTTTTCTGCCATTTTAATTCTCCTTTTCTTTTATTAATTAACTCATTTTTTGTTTGCATTTCTGTTCAGTTCTGCACTTCGCCAAAGCAAATCATAACCGAGCTACGCTCTGCCTATCCTTTGCTCATCTTCTCTACTCAGCACCATTGCTATACTTTACTTTTCTATTCCGTGCTTCGCCTATACGTATCTTTGCCCTGCCCTACTTCGCCAATGCGTTACATTTCTTTACAACACATTGCCCTGCTGCACTTTCTACTGAGATGCCCTGTGTGTCATATCCGGTACGTGTCCGTCCTTTCTCGGAATAGATATTCTGGTGGCAAGACCAACAGATACCATTGCCCGGTGCAAAACGTGGCAATATCTTTGTTTTACAATACCAATCCTGTGCTTTTATTGCTTCTGGGATGTTGTATGTAGTTGTTGCCATATTAAATCCCCTCCACTTTTAATCCATCTTCGGAAACTTTAAGTAGAATCATCTGTCTGCCTGTATCTGGTATTCTGTCAGCATTCACACTTTCAACATCATCAACCCAAATCGGCAAGTTTAAGCCGTTCAATTCCTGCAATCCAGTCACGAGGTCGATGTTGCATAGAATCTGATCGGAGTGATTCAATCCATCAAAATATCCGATTCCGTCACAAATCATCTTACAAACTTCCACCGGCTCACCGTCCTGCGTATAGTCCAAAAACTGAAACTGAAAGTGCTTGAAATGTGGATTGATAGCTTCTGCAAGTGCCTGATTTTTTTTGATGGAAAATTCTTTCAACATGTCAAGTTTCTGCTGGATATCGGAATCTTCCTGACTTAATTTCTTTCTGTCCGCATTTAGCTGTTCAAGCGTTTCTGTCTGTTTCTGAACTGCCTGTTTTGCCATCTCAATTTTTGTTTCGATTCCTGTAAGTTCTTTTTCGGCAGACATTCTTTCTGCCTGAACCACTGCATTTTCCTCAGAATTATTAGTCAGTCCGTCAAGCTGTTCCTGTTTCTTCTGGATTTCTGCTACAACTGCCTGATACTCTTCGTTTCCAGACATATCTGGCTCTGACGGAAGCTTCTCTAATTCATGATTTTTCTGTGCAATCTCAGATGCCAGAGTAGAAATATTTTTCTTTGTCTGCTCAATCTGCGATTCGATGTCTTTGCGCTTTTCCTCAACTTCTTTTCTTCTGGCTACTTCGGAATTGCCTTCTTCTGTAATGTCTTTAAGTTTCTGCTGTTTGTCTGCTTTAAACTGCTCTTTTTTCGCAAGTTCTGCATGGATTCTTTCCTGTTTCTTCTGTTCAAATTCAGTTTTAAGACGTTCAACCTGTTCTTCTGGCAAATTCTGTCCACAGGTCGGGCAAATAGCTGATTCAGGATCAAATTTTTCGTTCTGTATGGCATTTAAAGCTGTTTCGTCAAATGTGGACGCATACGTCTGTTTATATTTCTCCTGTAAAACCGTAATTCTCTGCTGAATACGTTCCGGCTTTTCGGCAGTAGAAAGGAAATTTTCCAGAACACGGAGATTGTCTTCTTCCTGTTTCTGCTTGAATCGTCTGTCATTTAATAAGGAAACGATTTTTCTCTTTTCTTCCTGTAATGCTTCTACTGCATTTGAAATGATTGCATCTCTGGACTTCTTAAGACCTACAATTTCATAGGAAAGTTCATCGTATGCTTTTCCAGAATCACTCAGCTGTTGTTCTTTCTGTCTCAGCGCAATCAAATGATTTAAAACTTGTTCTCTCTTTTCTTCAAGAACTGTTGCGTCTGGTATTCCTTGTTTCTTTACGGTATCAATCTCAACCTTTTTTGCACCAATTTTCTTCTGGATATCTTTTCTGTCTTTGTTGAGCTTTTTCACAACTTCCTCGACAGAATGATTCTTGATGATTTCTGAAACTTCTGGATTGTCCTGTAATACTTTATCCACATTGAACCCTGCCATCTTTTCAAGCATTGCTCTGGCACTTGCTGTTGATTTTCGAAGTTCATTAAGGAATACTCTGGCATTGCTACACATCATAATGGTTTCTGAGTCTGATATTCCTTTTAAAAATTCCTTATACTTCGTCTGGTTGTAATCAAACCCATCAACCTGATATTTTGTGGTACTAGAAGATTTGCCTTTCTTCGTTTCCTTACGGATCACGGTTTCTTCTCCATCAATCAGAAGTGTGAGTTCTCTGGATACGACACCCTCAACTTCTTCTCCGTCTTCTTTTCTTCTGACATTATTCGGAGATGTACCGTCTGCAAGCTTGCCTGTCAGTGTATCGAAATATGCATCCATTAATGTAGATTTTCCCTGTCTGTTTCTTCCAGACACCATCGTTCGTGGTGCAAACTGATACTCCGCAGACTCAAACTTCTTGTAGTTTTCAATATTAAGCTGTTTCAATTCTACTGTTTTCATGCTGTTTTATCCTCCACCCAATAAGCCGACACTTCATAGGCTATTTTCTTCTCGACCTGATTTCCGACTTTTTTGTTGTACTCTCTGCTCTGGATTCTTCCCTGTAAAATAATATGTGTGCCAGTTCCGCAGGTTCCCATGTATCTTGCATTTCTGCCCCAGCAGATGCATGGTATGTAATCAGATATGCCGTATGATCTATTTACCGCCAGAAGTACATCTGCAATTTCTCTTCCATTAGGTGTTTTTCTGTATACTGGTTTCTTGCAAGTAAAACCATCCAGAAGAATCTGATTAACTGGAAGCGTATCTTTGTCCATGAATTTTGCTTCTCTTGCGAACACAAAAAGAAGCAATCTACTGTGATTTTCTTCATGCTTATTGAACGATCTGAACTGCCCTTGAATTTCCATCATTTCTCCTGTATAGTTCTGCTTCACATCAATGAGTCTCTCAGAAACTACAACTGGGAGAACATCTTTCGTTCCGCTAAATCGTTCTACGCTAAGTTCGAATCGGTAAAATTTTTCGCCATATACTTCATGGCTAAATTCAAATTCTGTTTTAATTTCTCCAACCAGTGTTACCTGATTGTTTTCTAAAAGCTTATTCAACTCCGTTTACCCACCTTTCTAGCTACATAAAATAGGAAGGGATACCATTAAAGATACCATTGCACTTATGCAGAACAGCTCAAGTACATCCATTTTTGTCATCCACCAGAGCAATAATGCAATCGTGGAAAATGTTCCAACCTGTGCCATCACTCCGATAAAATACATTCTTTTTCTCATATCCCTCACTTCTTTCTTTTTGTTGTTGCTGTTGCAAGCAAAGCTATTGACAGTGCTACAACTGTGACTTCCAGACGTTTTGTTTTTGCCGCCTGATCTGCGATGATTTCGCTTGCAAGGCTCTGGTTTTTAGTGACGTTTTCGGTGTGTTTTGTGATTTTAGACATAAAAAATGCCCTCCTAGTATAAATTTTCTTTTCAAATACAGGAAGGTGTGCTATACTTATCCTGTATTTAACTTACCCTAATTAAGTTAGATACGTGCTCCGGTAGGTGTTGCGTCACCTCCGGGGCGTTTCACTCTTCTTTCTTATTGGAATACCCCTCGAAATATTTAATCCCCATGATCGCAGCTACATACTTTTTATCAATGAATGTGCTATCATTAGCATTTAAAACCGCTTCCAAAGCTGTAAGCCTGCCGGCTAGTAAAGCAAATTCTTCTTCGAGGGTTTCTGGCTCATAAGTATTTTTATTCATCTTTTGTCCCTCCCCAGATTGACGACAATGCTAATCCTATAAGTTTTCCAAGTACTTCCGCTCGCATATTGGAAAGTTCCTTGTCAAGCTTATCTTCCGTCCAGAACCCAACGTCTACAGCCTTTCTGATAAGTTTATCTCCTATTTCCTTTGGAATATCTTCTTCCTCAAAAGTCTCTCTCAACGATTTAATAATCATTGACAAATCAGTCATTAAAACTGTTGTACTTCCCTTTACCTCAACTGCTCCATCTTTACTTTTAATCATTTTCTTTTCCTCCTTCAAAAATCTTTCTCCCCAATATTAATTCCGCAAACATTCTAAGCGTTTCTGTCCTTAATCTGTCAAGTTCTTCTTGTATTTTTTCGTCTGTCCACAACCCCATCTGAGCTGATTCAGAAACAAGTTCATCGGCTTTTTCCTTGGAATATCCTTCTTTCACAAGGAAAACTCTTAGTCCCCTGCATATCGCGGTTAATTCAGAAAGCAACTTATTTGCATCTTCTTCTAATTCAACTTTCCCGCCTTCACATTTGATCATTCTATTTTCCCTCCATTTCTCTTTTCAGTGTTTCGTACAGTTCCTTGTGAATCGGAGAATCTTCTGGAATCTCGCGAATTATTTCAATAATTTTGTCTTTTTTCTCCTGTAATGTCATATTCATAAACTCATTTATTTCTTCTTTTTTCATACTGACTTCCTTTCTGTGGTATAATCTCCCTCGAAGGGAGGTGTGTATTATGGATAAAGAACAAATAGTTCATGATTTAGCAATTACTTATGCAAAGTCCAAATTAAATGAATACATTTTTGACAGAAGAGAAGCTCCATTGGCCGGAAATACTTCTATGTCAAATGACGAAATTCAATATTTAAAACGTGCATATGATTTTGCTATTCAGAATCTGTCGGATTAAACGCTCGTTTCCCGTATAAAGCGTTTTGAATTCCATCTGTAACGCATTCGGTAATTGTCTTCCCGTCAATATTTACCGTGTGCGTTACTTTTTTCGTTCTCGTAGGTGCAACTTCTTCTCGAATGGCTTTAAGTTCTTCCAAAATCTGCTTGAGTAATGCATTTGTTTCTTCCAACATATCATTTCCTTTCTGTGGTATAAGATTGACTCATCTTCTTATCTTTCCGAACTTCCGTTCATAAATATCATCACCAGAATCATCACTTTCGTTATCACGCATCATTTCAGATGGCAATAAGCCTAAAACTTTCATAAGAACAAGCATGTTAAAAACAGGAATATCTTTCCTATCGTTTGCCCACAGCAGATTCAAATTACACATATCTTGGAATTGTTCATCAGATAATTTAATACCCACATATTCAAATCCTTTCTGTGAAGTATCTACTTTGTATGGTTTTACCTTCTTTCTTTTTCTGAATCTGAATATTAAATTTTTCATGCAAAATCCTTTCTATTGAGTTTTCTTTCTTCTTCCCTACATTGTCATCTGGGCGTTGCAGTCCCGAATCATCATCTTGGTGTTAGTACACGGTTGCCATTCCTTGATGTATTCGACTGCTTCCTGGTATCTCAATTTCGGAATGTTATTTCTGGCATTCACATCAAAGTATGTCTTTACATCCCTGTTACACTCTGCAAATACCTTTTTCCCGATTTCATCATAGGCATTGGATTTCTTTCCACCCAGAACCTCGATCACCACCTTGGAAACTAGATCACTGGTGTACTTCTGCTGACCGTAATCAATGGTCATGGTATTCTCAAGTTTCTCGATTCGCTCCTCATGGTCTTGATTCCCCTGAGCCAACAACTGAATTTGCTCTGCTATGGTCATTGGTTTTCTGGAACCTTTCTCGAAATATTCGTCCACCAGTCTGTCGTATACTTCCCACGCCTTGTCAGTGTTCAGTGACTTTGCGTGGAGGAATGCTCCTTTTTCTGTCCAGAGATAGAGAGTTTTAGCATTCTTAGAACCATCGTCAATTTGACGACGGTTAATAAAACCTCTCTTTTCTTCTCCTTCAAGGCAAATGAAGTGCTTGCCTTCAATGTATCTTCCTTTGTTTCTGCTGAAATTTTTTGAAATGATTTTCGTATCAGTTCCATACGCTTCTGCAATCTGCTGTGTGGTAAGAACTCGAATGTTCTTATACTCTGTTACTGTTAGGTTATTCATTTTTCTCCTCTCTGTGGTATACTCTAATTAAAAAAATGGAGGTTTTAATTATGTTGAGTACCATTGTTAAATTTGTTACAGAAAATAAGTCTTTGCTTACAACCGTTATTGCAATCGCAGGATTTGTTCTTTCTCTATTTCAATTCATCCATTCGCTTTGGAGCAAACGAACAAATATTTCTGTTTCATTGGAAACACTGTGCACTTTAAATGTAGAAAATGAGCAGTCTATCAAACTAGGTTTAATCTTTCAAAATAATTCATCTTCTCCTATAATTATTACCAGAGTTTCTTTGCTTTTAGGTCATTGCCGCACTTCATATCCATGTGTTCTAACTCACAGATGGGTTGCTGAACGTTATCACCCGAAGTACAATGAAACAGATATTCCTATCACCGAAAGAATATTTAGTGCAGATTTTCCAATTTCTTTGCAACCATCGCAAGGGGCATTTGAAATTGTTCTGTTTGATATTCCTGCCAATATTAAATTGGACAAAGATTTTATCACATTAAAAATAATCACAAACAAGAAGAATAAAATGTATACTCTTCAAGTACCGAAAGAAAGCAAGGACTTACTTTCGATTTAGGAAAAAAGTAATTATATTTAGAATAATTGCTGCAATCGAAAACAAAAGTGCTACATCGTACAAATCCATTTGATTTCCTCCTTTCTAGTTAAGAACTTTCTTTCTTATCAGAATCATCGTCTTTCTTATCAGAAGAAAGGCTTTCTACTTTTCCAAGGATGTAGCCTTTGTCAAAATCTGACATATTGTTCACTTCCTTTCTACGCACAATATTTAATTTCGTATTCAGTTACGATCTTTGAGAAAATCTCACGCAACTTTTTATCATCGTCAATGATATCCATTTTATTGAGTGCATTAATCGTTGTCTTCGTACACCCTTTTTCTTGCATACGGTTGCGTTTGTTCCTCAGCCTAGTACTCAAATCACATCCTGCTCTGCGTTCCAATTCTTGATACATTTCTGTTCTCAGCATTCTGAACTCTGCTCCTGCACATTTTTGTATGCGATTGAATTTCAAATTGATTTCTGAACGCCAGTTATCGAACACCGGTTTAACTGCTTCTTTGATATTCTCTGTAGTCGCAACAGCTTTATCTGCTGTTTCTTTGGCAAGCAAAATCTGCCGGTCTCTTTCTTTATCAGCAAGTTCTTTCTCTACCATTTGTGAAAGTAGTCCCTGTAACATTTGAAGTTCTGGTGATAATGCCCTTTTTACTTTTTCTCTGGTTTTGAAATATCCATTCACAAGCTGTCTCTGAACATCCCATGCTAAATTGTCTGTAAAAGACTTTACTAACATCAGATATCCTTGTTCTGTCATAAGGGCGTAATCAGAAGTTGCCTTGTCTGGAATGTCAAAAATTTTGGTGCGACGAATTTCGTCGGCGCTTACTCGGAAGAAATCTTCACCCTCTATGAAACGCTCTCTGTTGGTTCTAAAATTTCTGCTTGCTGTTCCGTCTGGTCTACCGTGTACCATGTCAATATCTTTGAACGTTACAACTCGCTGACCGTTATACTCTTTTATGGAAATGTCTGAATTTCCAATATGTACTAACTGGTTCGTGCTTATCACTCCTTTCTTAATCACTTTTTACTGTTGCAGGTTCTTTTTTACTGGATTCGCTTTCCTCTATATCAATGATTGCTTTTCCATACCAGAGCATTTGATCTTGCTTTTTCTCTGGCAGATTATTAAAACGTTCTACCATTTTTCTAAACGCTTCTCGTCTATCACCTGTCATTCCTCTCACTCCTTTCTGTATCACTTGTGTGATTATAATATATCACTAGAGTAATATTTTGTCAAGCATGATATTACATTTTTGTTGACTTTTTATCACTCTAGTGATATTATAATATTGAAAGGAGGGACAAGCATTGGAAACAATAAATGAAAGAGTTTCGATTCTTCGTAAACAATTAGGAAAGAATCAGAAAGACTTCGCAGAGACACTCGCAATTAAACAAGCGGCATTGTCCATGATTGAAAACGGTCAACGTGATCTATCCGAAAAGAACATCAAACTAATATGTGCCAGCTACAAAGTCAATTATGACTGGCTCGTAAACGGAATCGGAGATATGTTCCAAAGCGACGATAGTGATGCGCAGGCTATCGTTGATTCGGTAATGACCGGGGATAATGACTTTGCTAAGAAAATTCTTGTAAAGTTCGCAAAGCTCAGTGATGAACATTGGAAGCAACTCCAAGAAATCCTAACAGAATTGGAAAACAATTAAAAAAGAAAGGCCAGAGAATAAAAAACTCTGGTCTTTTTTATATTCTGCTTTGTTGTTTTGATTTATAGTGATATAATAAAAGTAACTAATACCAAGGAGGAAATGTCTATGAAGAAAAAGCTATTAATTGCATTTTGTGCTTTTACAGTTTTAGGAGTTTCTACTCCAACTTATGCAGGCGGCGTAACTGGCGTTGAAGTTCAAAAGGATGATTCTGAAAAGTACGGTGTAATCAGTGATTTTGATTATGATATAGAAGGAAACTCTGTGAAATTGCACGGTTATGATGGCAAGTGCAAAATTTTGGAAATTCTTCCATCATACAATATTGACGGAACAGACTACGCAACAGATTTATCAGATTTCCAGATTGGAATTGGAAGTTCTCATGTTGAATCAGTTATTTTTCAAGAAGGAATTACTGAAATATATGATGCTGTTTTTAATTCCTGTGATGTTCAAAAAGTATTTTTTCCTAAAAGTATGATAAACGTAACAGATAAAACCTTATCTTACTTAAATCCTAAAGAAGATGGCGATCTCATCCAGATTTACTATGCAGGCACACAAGACGACTGGGGAAACATTTTTACAGAATATAAAAGAACAAAAGTTGAAGATGCTGAATTCGGAGAGGAATTAGGAACATCTATTGCGGACAAAATAAATTCAATGTTAGGCAGCGATTATGACAGTTCCGAATTCGAATATTATTTCTCCGCATCGCCAGATGATTTAAAAACAGAATAATTATTATGCCGCATCTGCTTTAACTGTAGATGCGGCATTTTAGGCTACTTTTCTCTTAAATATAAGTATACCAGCAACTTGTATACTCTTTTTAAAGTACTTTCTAATTTTACCTTATCTAATAATTCAATAATCTCTTTCTTATAATCCATAAATAACCCTCCCTGTTTGAAAACTACCGCCTACATTAAAGTATATGTCCGGACAGTGGGAAATATGTCTCGAACTTATGTTTACATTATACTTTATGATATGTCCAATAAAGTGGAGTAAAACGGGATGCATTCAAATTCCCCCTCGCCAGTTGCCAGCGATAAACTGGAATATTTGTGATTTCAAATATAACCTTTACTTTCGCAAATATAAATTTCGTTTTTACCGGATTTTCTGTGATTTCTACAATATCGTTCGTTCTTAGAACCTCTTTTATGCTCTGGTTTAAGGTTGAATGCTTGCACATATCCTCTGCCAAGCGGATGGAGCTTTTACGCAAATAATCTTGATTGCACATCGGCAAGTGAATGATGTAGCTTGCAAAGAAGATTACTCCTACTGCGATCAGCAATCTCTCAATCTTCCTCATAATATATACCTCTTTAGTCTATAATTTATGTACTTAGTTATACCACTTTTTGTGCAAATTAATCGGGCAAAACGATAAAACTACATTTTTGATGGATAAAAATATGAAAAATATTTCGGTTTTGACTATGCTATTGTTGAATCTTGCGGTATAATATATGCAAATTTTACCAAGGAGGAAATATTTTTATGAGAAAGAAAGTAAAGCTTCTAGCCAGTATCGGGCTGTCAAGTATTTTACTTGCATCCATGCCATCCAGTGTTTTTGCAGAAGATTTTGTGCTATATGAAGAGAACGGCATTCATGTTGAAACAAAAGGATTAACCGATTCCCCGTCCACAGGTACTATAGGACTGTACATTGAAAACAATTCTAATTTGAATTTAGGCATAGCTCCTTATGCTTATGCCATAAATGGCATCATGGCAGGTGGAGATCAGTATGGCATAAATTCCTCTGATGTAGCACCTGGAAAGAAAGCAAATTCTACTTTGGAACTGATAGATACATGGGAAAACAAGGATTTCTTTAAAGACTACCAAATGAACGAAGTAGATAGCTTTGATATTCTACTGTGGGCTTATGACAATGCAAAGAGTTTCAAGGCTTTTGACAGCGGTCAGATTCACGCTGACGTAGCCGGAACTACCGTAGTTTCTTCTCCTGTATTTGACAGTGCACAGAATTTGTACAATCAGAATGGTATTAGTGTCGATTTCATATCCTCGGCAGGTAACAGTTTTACATTTTGTATCACAAACACTACTGGGCAATATTTCGCATACGACGTAACTTCTGAGACTTATAATGATTTCACAATGTCAGATAGTTATGAAGTATACAATGAGTATTTGTTAGATGGCTGCAAAACTCTTATAACTCTGACTCCTACAGATGAATTTCTTGCGGCGAACGGAATTTCTGATGTGTCAAACGTAGATTTTGCATTAACGATTCGCCCATTAGCAGAATTCGCTAACGAATATACTACAGACTTGATTTCATATCAGAAATAATTCATTGCACAAATATCGTAAAGCAAAGAGCCGAGGATTTTACTCCCCGGCTCTTTTTTATGGCAAAGCCTGCATTCACGATCACGTTTCCTCCCCAGATCAGTCTGGCAGGCTGTACCAACGTATTAAGATGTCGATTTTTTTCAAACTTCCGCTGAACTATTTACACATTTCCGTTTCAGTGCTACTATATTACCATAATTAATTACTTAGATGAGGATAATCTGATGAAAGTTGAAGTGCAAGCGATAAACGGAAGGTGATTACTATGAAAATCGCTATTTGTGACGATTGTGAACTACAGGTTGAGTATTTCAAACATCGAATTGAACCATTTTTAAAGCAAAATGGTGACCGGAACTATACGATAGACGGTTATTTCAGCGGGGAGCCCTTGATAGATGATGTCAAGGACGGAAAATGGTTTGATATGATTGTTTTGGATGTGGTACTTAAAAACGAAAATGGCGTGGATATTGCCAAAGAACTCCGAGAGTGTGGATATAAGGGCAAAATTGCTTTCTGGACAGCTCACAAGGATTTTGTTTTTGATGCGTTGGATGTTGAATTTACGCATTATATCATCAAGGGAAATGAACACGGAAGAATGTTTTCTATGATTGACAATACCTTGAGTGATATGAAACACAAGATGCTCACAATCAGACACAGAGATTGCATTATAAGGATTCCATTGAACAAAATCGAGTACCTCGAAGCACGGGATAAGCAAGTTTTTGTTCATTGCACGAACGGGATTATGCACAGTATGTATGCAACTTTAAAGTCGGTTGAGCCTTACCTTGATAAACGGTTTTTGCGTTGCCATAAGTCATTTGTTGTAAACATGGATTATGTGCAAAAGCTGGATTCTGATTTTACGATGTTTTCTGGTGATAAAGTACTGATTCGTAAGAACGGATATGCGGATATTAAAAATCAATATTGGGAATATATTATTAAATAAAATAAAAGAGATGATCTGTCAAGGAATAGAAACAGATCATCTCTTTTTTGAGTTCATATCCAAACTCTGGGGAGGAGTTGAATTATGGTATATTTATTATATTACATTTATCACACTTTGCAAATATATTTCGTGGAAACAAATCCGAAATACTTTCCGGCAATGCGGATGTAGTACCAGTCGGTTTTGTCTTTTGTTCCTATCAGCGACAAAAAGGTGGCAATGCCATTAGCCAATTATTAGATGGCAATCAAATCTTTCCAGGTGTTCTTTCCGCATTCCCCGTCAACGCTCAGAACCCCGTTTCTGGATTTCTGATACTGTTTTAATGCATAAATGGTATTTGCATCTGCTTTTCTGGATAAGCTCAGTGCTTTCCCGTTTTTTCCTTTAAATCCTCTTGCGATCAAAATCTCTTGAAGCAACAGGACAGAAGTTCCTTCGCTTCCAAGTTTTACTAATTTTGGCTCAAACATATAACCGGCTCCTTTCGATGTGGTCGTTGATGGTTTTGTGCTAGTTGATGGTTTTGCGGTAGGCTTACTTCCAGTAGTATTGGTAAGTCCACTAAAATCAATTCCTTTTCCAGTAAATCTAAGACGATGCGTCCATCCGTGACTGTACAGGTACCAGGGCTGTGTACGGATCTCATTTCCAGAATTATCTTTCGTATCTTTTGTGCCCTCCGAACTTCTGGCATGAACAATGTCGTTCTTACCAATCGCCATTGCTACATGACTATTGGATCCATTCGGATTATTGTCCGCCAGTTCCAGGTCGCCTTTTATCATCTGTTTGTGTGCGGTCTGATTCCTAGCGACAACCTCAAATCCGGCATTCAGCATCTTGAGCATATTGCCAGTATAAGAGCAATTCTCTTTGAGATAACGCGCCTGTTTGGTAAGCCCATTTTTGAGGAACGCATAGTAATAAGCAGTAAGTGCCAATGAGCTACAGTCAAAAGATTTCGGAATGTTAATTTCGTATAAACTCCTAATTCTCTGACTGTATCCATGACTGTTATCATTGGCAATATTTACCGCAAAGCTTACTGCATCGTTTCTCACATTCTGGATAATCTGTTCTTTTGTCTTTGCCATTGTTCCACTCTCCTTTGCTTCTATATAATCTTTATAAAATATATTTCTATCAACTTTGGTATTAATTCCTGGAATCGTTGCTTTTGAGCTGTACTGCCAGCCAACACCCCAACTTGGACGTAATCTCTCAACTACTGTCCCGTTATCATTTGCCGGATATCTGGCAATCCAGAAATCATGCTTTTTGAGGTGACTGCAAATCACATTCATGTACCAGTCAAGATTGCAATAGATTGCAAATTTATAACCAGCAGCAACAATAATCTCTCTGAATGCTTCTGCCAGATTATGAATACTTTCAGAGCCAAGTACTCTCTGTCTATGATTCTCTAAGTCGAGGAATACTGGAAACTGAATTTTTCTTCCATTCAATACGGAAACAACCTTTCTGGCTTCACTCCGGGCTTCGGATACTGTCGAAGCATAGGAATACTTGTATACTCCTACTGGAATTTTATATTTATTGCATCCGGCAAAGTTGTTCTCGAACTGTCCATCAATAACATTTCCGGCTTCTGTAATTCTCAAGATTGCAAAATCCATTCCGTAATTTGCAACCTTATTCCAATCGATCTTCCCTTGCCACGATGATACGTCAATTCCTTTAATTTCCATATGTTCTCCTTTCACACCACGTATCTGTGGTGACTGTATTTCAATGATTCTTGCGATACCTTCGCATAAATCATAGTCGTGTCTAATTTTTCATGTCCTAACATCTTTTGCAATTCCGTAACATCCATACCACGCTCAAGAGACATTGTGGCTGTGGTATGCCGGATAAGATGAGGATACAGCTGTCTTACAAGATTTGCTCTCTCGCTTAGACAGTTCTTCTGACCTTACCAGTAAAAGTATCAACAAGTAATCAAAATATTGGTGTTATTGGTTCGGGAGATAACAAAGCTCTTATTGGTGCAGTAAGTGTTTCATCAAATGGTTACGATTTAAAAGTAATATATTTGGCTTGTGTCCACATACTGAGTATTCGAACAGATTTACTATTTTCAATGTTGCTCGTAAAATGCACTATATGAGTAGAATTTTGCCGACTTACAGCAACTATACTAACTGGGCAAGCGTTCCAGTCCACATTAGTAGCTCCTATTAAGTAATAATCATTGTTAGTATCTGGTGGATTAATATAGATATATCCTGCTCCAGTACCTTTATAAATTTGATTTACAAAAGTTATCTTCGTGTTTAATGCATTAATCCCGAGTTTGTCTTTTAGGTGTGTAAATAATTGTGAGAACGATATTTTTTTTAATGTATTCCCTTCTCCAACTATCAATGTGTCACTTTCTGCCGGCGTTGCTTTCGAAGCCAGTGCCGACATTAATATTGTTTTTAATGATTCTGCCATATAATCACCTCTATTCTTTCACTCTCAGCATTGAACCATCAGAAGTGGCAAGTGCTGAGCCATCACTTGTGCCTAATACATACTGGACATTCCGAACATCAACAGCAATCGCATATTTCGCCCCTGTCTGAACTGATGTAGGGCTTATGCTTGCACCGGCTATATAAATGTTTGCATCTGCCATGCATATCACCCTTTCACTTTGATTTTATAATTATCTACCCACGTTTCATCTGCAATTTTATATGTGAATCTCAGACAATAGATTCCTGTTTTTTGTGGCTCAATTAACGCATCTAGCGTATGCTCGTTGATATTGCAATTTCCTTGATCTTCTACAGTCTCTGTTTCAGCATCTGTATCAACGAAAATCAATTCGTAATCCGCTGAAATGATGGAAAAAGGGATGTCTACACCGCATACCGGCTCTACTTTACTTTTAAATCGGATTTTTTCTCCCAAATCCATTATTGTATTGCTATCTACGTATCTAATTGCCATGTCCTCTCTCCTTTCAGCATGTTTTATGTCCGCTGAAACATTGCTTTACAAGCTCTGCCGTCAGCTGGCTCAGATTCAGCAATGAGCTGTACTCGATGTTCTCTGATTCTGCCGTATATCCTCTCGGAACGAGCTTTCCAGCAATCTCGTGCCCTGATATCAGAAACAGTACAGTGGCGGTATAAGCTGTCAAGCCACCACTACTTTCTGCATAGATTTCTATGACATACTGTCCATCTCTATTGGCAGGGACTATTGCGTCCCAGATTTCGAGATCCGATCCCTCTCGTCTCTGGAACTCAATAGCGAACTCATTACACGAGCCGTAAACCCTCGTAATCATCATTCATCAGTTACTGTGACAGAGATCACATAAGTTTTGCCTGCATCGACCGGATTAGGCGTTACGCTTGCGGCTGTAATCTTTGGTGGGTTCGGATCATACTTGACAGTTCTAGTAATGGTTGTTGTCTTACCGGCACTGTCTTTTGCAACGATAGTAATTGTATTTGAGCCTGCGGACAATGTGACCGTAGTGCTGAATGCTCCGTTGCTACCAACAGTGACAGCTTTGCCATTAACTGTAACGGTTACAGGAGAAGATGTTGCATCGTTGGTTGTACCAGATACAGTGATTGTATTTTTATTTGTAACATATCCATCTGACGGAGAGCTGATGCTCAGAGTTGGTGGTACGGTATCAATCTTAAATGTTACGGATTTCTGCGTAGCTGCGTTGCCATCGTAATCGGATGCATCAAACCTAATGGTATGAGAACCATCGGTAAGAGCTGTTGCCGGTATGTACGAACAATTGTAACCACCGGTTACGGCGGTCTTTGTAATGCCGTCAGTAATCTTGCTTCCGGAATCGATTGTGATACCGATAGTAGACGGATTAACACCAGAATCATCATCTGTAACAGTCCATGTGATAGTTGGCTTGTTGTTGACAAGTGTTGCAGATGCTGTTGGATTTGTGACTGTAATTACCGGAGCGACCTTTTCTTTAACGGTTAATCGCAGGGAACTACCGATTGCGGAATCTGTTGCATCTTTGGTGGTCACGTTTCCAGCATCGTCCGTTGCCTTGATTGTTATTCCGTAATAATGTCCGCTCTGGCTGTAACTGGACTTATTTGGAGCTGTTACTGTAGCTTCATATTTGCCCGTATTACTGTTAAAAGTAAGGGTGTAAGTCTGTCCATTTACAATAGCTTGTACTTGCTTTACTGACATTTATGTACCTCCATTTCATAATTCATTCTATATTTAATTTTATTATCCGATAATAGATATTTTAGTCCAAGTTTTTTCTTATAAGTTGCTGCGGCTATTGAATTTGAAGCGTTATTTATTCCTATAAAATTGGCAACTCTAATACTACCAGAACACATTAATATTCCCCAAGCCCAACCGCCAAAGAGTCCTCCGATAGTTCCCCATACAAAGTAAGCACGTGGCTTTTGAGATGCGTTAATAAAGTTTTCTATGTTATTATCTAGATTCATTAAATTTGGGTTACTATTTAATTGGTTAAGCGCAGCCGGTAAAGTCATCGTTCCAGCATCGAGGCCAAAGGTCTTTGATGTCAATTTGTTGAGTACCGCATCAGCAAGCTTATCATAATCAATCAGCTTGTTTGCCGCATCCTCTGCACTGTAAAGCATAAATTTATCTGCATCTTTTGGTGTTGTTTTTACGGGATATTCATTAAATTTTGCCATATTAATTCTCCTTTTCTATATTGAACTTTTCATAGAGCTGATTAATAAGTTTCTCCTGTTGGTCAATTTTCTTTTTCTGAGCTTTTATCATTGCAAACATAGCCGGAATCATGATACGTTCATTCCAGTCCTCAACAAGTCCGTTTTGATGCCGAGTAGCTTCTGGAAAGAATGCTTCTACGTTCTCAGCAATAAACATCGGGATATATCTTCCTTCATTCTCGTCCCCTTTAACTAGATATCCCTTTTTGTATTTCGCCCACGTTGGTTCGATATTGTACCATTCTTCAATTTCTTGCTCCGAAATATCGCTTCCGATATCTTTATAGCGCTTTGAAGATGAAGATTTTAGCATCAGCTGTTTGTATCCTGTACGTCCATCCCAACAAACAGTATTTGATGATGTCGTATACTCCATGTCTTCTATCTTTGGCGATTTTGCGAAAGATGCAGGATTAGTAACAGTTAAATTTTCAAATGTACCAGTGTCAGCCGATACCTCTGTGGCATGTACGGTTAGACTGTTATCGTCCCAACTGATTCCCCAATTTTCGCTATTTTCGATTTCAATATCTACTTCATCGCCAAAGAACTTCTTGATATCAACAGGGAATATTCCATCGCTTGAAAACTGTACACCTGTATATTTCATGTACTCTGAATTTTCTTCGTAGCTTGTAAATACAGTATATCCAGAGCGATCAATTAATCCTTTAACAGCATTGCTGGCATCTTTAATTTTCAGATAACCGTTCCCATTCTTTTTGCCGCCCAAGGTAACTGTTCCACCAAGAAGAGCATCAAGGCTGACGTAGAGACGCCCATTGCTATAATATAATCCCTTCCAAGCCCCGTCATTAGTCAGAATGCTAACTATTTGCTCCTGCGTCAAATTGTCTATATCAATAACGACCGCAACACTCTGCATATCCATCAATGTTGTAGTTCCACCGGACGCATATAATTTACATCTAACATTTGTCACATCTCTCGGAATACCGACAGTTGAACCATTAGAACTTGCTACTGTCTGACCAGATCCATTTGTCAAAATAGAATACAAATAGTGTGTCACGGTATCCTCATCGATTGAACTAGTATAAATGGTATTCCAAGTGTTTCCGTCAGCAGTCTCTTCAACAACGAATCTGCCTTTATAAGGCACTCTTGTAGCTGACTTTCCGTCACGATAATACGCTTTAAATGTTATAAAGTTTGGACTAATTGTCTTGTCAGAGCCACGTTTCAAGACGTTACATGATGGCTCAACCATGTATGTTCTACCAGGTTCACCATCTTTTCCATCTTCTCCCTTTTTCTGCTTAGAAATCGTGAATCTTTTTGTTACTGACAGATTGCTGAGATATGTTGCTCTGATGTCTATCCATCCATTGTCTGCCGATAGCCCAGTAACATTGTAGATATGTGTTGCATCACTCCAAGAGCCTGTGATACTGTCGGATTTTGTGATTGTATAACTACAATCGTCTGTAATATCCGATGAGCCATACATTACAGTAGCTTTGGTAGATACCTGTGGAAATACTGCGATATTGCCATTTGCATCAGCCGTAATCGTCTGCATTTCGTTTGATAGCTGCAAAGTCATGTTTTTAGCAAGAGCTGCTGCTTCAAGAGCTTTGTTTGCTGTGGTATCATCAGTATATTTATTCAGTTTCTTCCAGTCAGATGACGCATACACACTTCCTTTTGCTCTTGCTACAACACAAGTGAGGATATCTCCGCCGTCTTGAGACCATAAATCTCCGATATCATACGGCGGTGAAGGCTGTATAACAAACGTCCTTCTCTTGCCGTCTGCGGTATCTTGCGCTTTCTCAGCTTGTGCAAGTGCTTTGGAAATGTCGTTGTCTTGAATCATCTGCCATTTCCATGTTGCACCGTCCTGCATAAACCGATACGCGTAGCCAGTGCTCTTCCAGTAAAAAAGATCACCTTCGTGCTTTTTACGTTCTTCTGTGCTTGTCCACTCAGAAGCCGGTTTGTTCTGCAAAGACGGTTCGTAATCATAAAAGAAGGACTCAATCTGTCCATCTATCTGTGCTTGTAAGCCGGAAAGCGAATAGGTTACAGTATTTGCATAATCCGCAAGTTTACCATCCGAATATGCTTTGCTCTCTGCCAAGCTATCAGATATAGCTTTTGTAGCCGTCTTTCCACCAATCTGTACATGATCTCCGCTGATGATTACTTTTTTGGTATCCATATCAACTTGGAAGATGATATTTCCACTCTTATCCTTTACGGTAATCGCACCTGTGTTAATCCAGTCAGCATTTAATCCTACGGCTGTGAGGATTCTTACAATCGTATCGCCATCAACAGTCATACCGCCATTCCACGTTTGACCACCATCTGTAGAAACTCCCCATGCCTCAGAAGTCATTTTCCATACCGCTTTGGATTCAGCAAGTGTAGGTTTGTCATGCAGATAGAAAATCTGGCTTCCATCCTCCTGTGTCTCAACGGTGGTATATACACCGGTCGCAGAATCTATTCGCTTTCCGAATTCTTCAAGTGCTTTTTCTCTCTCGGTTTTTTCCTGCTTAACCATATTTTTTGCAGTAACAAATGCCTGCGTCGCCTGGGAATATTGGGTGCTGCTATTTTTAGCAGCGCTTTTGGCATTACAAGCTATCTTCTGACCGGATCCCGGTTTCAATGTAGTTGTAGTAAGTAGCGATGTGTATATTTTCCCATTTCTATCCACAATAATCAGTGAATCTCCGGCTTCCAGAGCCACATCTGTAGGGCACTCGGATTCAAATGGTCTAAATCTCATGCCAACGCATTTTTCGGAGATTATTGAAGCGATTGTCTGGCCATCGCCAACACGAATTAATTTATTACCAGAAATTCCAAGTACATATCCCTCTGTACCAACCATGTAAGTTTGCGGATTATCAGAAGAGGATTCGCTGTATTCAGTTACTTTCACGCCTGTGATTACTACATCTGTATGATGCGGAGTAAAACCATAGGTGGTTTCTATTTCAGAAATGTTACCTTTTTCGTCAGTTGCAAAAAGCCTCAATATGCCATCATTTTCCAGAAATGTTCCGTTATTTGCCGATAAAATACCATTTGCACTGGATAATTCAAGCGAGATATTGCTATCATCTTGCGTTTTGAGAACTCCAAGATCATTAATAATGAGTTCTTCTTCATTGATGCTGCTATACCAACCGATGCACAATCTGCCATATTCATCGCATCTCATCCACTGACAGCCAATCTGTGCAACCCACTGTAGAACCTGGCGAAATGTTAAAGCTTCGTCATTTGGACGATTCTGCACGATATAATCATCTCTGTCAAATGATGTTGTTTGCAAAGTAACCCCACATACCTCGCAGGCATCTCGTACAATCTGCCCTCTGGTTGCCGGATACTTCAATTTGCTGTCTGAATAGTTCCGGTCAAACTTCCGCATATTATCTTCGCACGTAAGGTCTATGGTCACCGTTTCGTCTTCCGGCTGTTCAATAACTGTCACTGTACAAATACGTGTTTTTTCAATAACCGCATTTTTATGAACTATGATTGTATCACCGGTTGAATCCAGTATTTGTTCTCCAGCTGAATCTAACAGTTCACTTGTATCCTCATTTTCAATCTGTAATCCAACATAACATATGACTTCTGCTCCCTCAAAATCGTAATCGGAGTACTCACCGTCAAAATTATTAATGCTAAGATTCAATACATTGATGATTGCAGAACCGATGTCAAAGCTACTATCATTAGATACGGAATCTTCGAATTCCATTCCGTTTTGCCACAGATTGGCACTGGTCAGATTGAGTACAGTTCCGTCTGTAAGTGTGATATCTGCATACTTGAGGTACTGCACGTCCATTCCGTTCTTGACTTTTTCTTTCCATCTGTTAGATAATTTTCTCATGCATTACCTCTCAATCACATCAAAACTGATAGATTCTGTTCTCTGGTTTCCATGCCACCACCATTTAACAGGCGCACTCCTGTCACCAACATAAAATGTTCTGGTTTCGTATTTTCCAGACATCATATCTGGATATGTAATTTGGATGTACTCGGGATTGAACGCTTGAAGAATCTTAGCTGTAGTAGCCCAATCTTTACCTTTCCACTGCAAAGCTAATTTCCTTTTTTGCGCTACCCTGTTTTTATGCATGACAGAGTCATCAGATCTTCCTGATTTTGCCGCTGATACGTCCTGTAATCCCCATGTGTAGGAAGACGGGCAAGGCATCGAGACACCGTTTACTTTTAAAAATATTTCTGCCATATAACACCTCATAAAAGAAAAAGCACCTTCCCGAAAGAAGATGCTTAATTACACGAAAATAGCGCCTATCGCTCTGATAGACGCTTTATGATTCTTTATTATATCACATATACAAGGTGAGATTCAGTAAGAAAAAGTTATATTAATGTTTCTTTTGGATATCAGAAATGAATCTTTCGAAGTGCTCTTTGCAAAATGATTCATAATCCGTGTTTCCCATAAGAATTGCCCGATTTTTTCATCCTACCATTTCTCCTTTAACTGATTAATTGGTGTTCCAACTACTCCGGCACTTTCCCCACTGTCGGTTGCTTTGAAATAAGCACCTTCGATTTGTGGATACATAAATTCGAACATCAAATAATTCGCAGCATCGCAAAGATACTCCGTGTTACCGGTTTCTTTATATTTTTTAATGTACATATCATGAGATTCTATGGCATTTACCAATTTCTCGCCGAAATTATCTTTTGCAGTGCCGTATTTGTAAAAACTGACTTCTACTCGATTTTGCCTCAGTTCGTCAAATCTGTCTGAATACTCTGCTGGCATTTCTTTTCCAAGTCTACTCATTTCTTTCCCACTTTCTAATTAATTACTGTAATATTTTTGCCTAGAATCAATTCTGGTGTATTATCTGAGGAAATTATCGCCAGATGATTTTGAAACGTTTTCCACTTCATTTATCACAGCAAGAATAAGCTTTTCAACAAACTGTTTTTCTGGCGATCCTACATACTTTTCTCTGAGTCTATCGGATTCGGAGATAAACTTTTCCACAAATTCGTATCGTCAGCCGAAATTGACCAGTATTTCTTGTGAAGTCCCCACACTTCCTGCCATATGGCAAAGTATTTTTGTTTGAAATCCATTATTCCTCCCACATGTTTGTTTATTTATCATTCATTAACTCAATTTGCTCCGAAAGTTTCATTGCGATATTTTTTCGAATATCACCTTTTATGAAATGAAAAATACGATAATTGGTATCTTCTCTGAAATTTATATCAAAATACATGTCAATGCATGATTTATAAATATACTCAAAGCCATAAGCATCTATCAACTCAATCATCTCGTCTGGTACTGTAACAATTCCCTCTACTACGGTTTTTATATATTCTTCTTTCAAATGAACATGGCTTCTGCCTAGTTTAATTTTGTATTTTTCCAAAAAATATAATATGACATTAGTGACATTTGTTTTCAATTCTTCATACTCTTCGCATCCTACATCATTCCAATATTGGTTTATTCCTTTCCTCAAAAGGATTTCGCTTATTCCCATTCCGAGTGGAGACTGGATGCTCCTTGTTTCCGGTTTACCCGGACATGGAGAATCTACTGGTACTACTTTAGTAGTATCAGAATCTTTAACTCTCTTTTTATAAACCTCATCTAAATCTTTATTATAGTTCTTATTAATTAAAGAGTTTCCATTTTGGGGAAGTTCCATTTTCCCATTTTGGGAAATTCCATGGTTTTTCTTGTTTTGGGAATTTGGAAATTCCTCTTTTGGGGAAAACCAGTGTTTATCATCATTTGACACTACTTTTTCGCGATTTTCCTCTTCTGGTAAATTCTGATTTGAGGAATTCATGTCACTTTGTTCAATTTCGTTGTCTTTGATAATTTCAAGAGCAATTTGTTCTTTCCATTCTTTAATAGCAACATTTATTACTTCATCATTAGGTCTGATATGTGTTGTTGGAGCACCGTTAATTTTGAACTTTTCAACAATCACTAATTTTTTTGCTTTTAATTTTTTCATCGCAGAATCATACTGCTTAGGTGCAACTCTTATTTCGTTTGCCCATTCATCTCTACGCCTAGCAATCCAAAAATAACCTTTCTTTTTGATTTTTGTTCTGACGCACTCATTTTTTGAATCTTTATCAAACCAGTACATAATTTGAGATAATAAAACACCTGCTGTCAAATCACCTGCAATATCGATATAAGCATGTAAAGTATGATTAAATCTATGTGAAAATATGTAATCTACTTTTCTTTCTAATTCATTTTGGGATAATTCTTTGATTTGTTCGCTCATAATAGATAACCTCCATGTCGTTAATGCGTGACTGCCTTGTAGCCACAGATCCATGATTTATAAAAACAGCAGGCAGGTGTATCATGGAATTACACTTTTCGGGAGCTACCCTAGCCTACTGGTTTTACCAAAATTATTTGTTTCTGCTCTTATTCATCATGTCACGCATGGTGCTGAGAATAAACTCATATGTTGCCTGGTAATCATTGTGTCTCCCATTTGCCATTACGCCTTTTAATTCTTCAAGCATTTCCACAAAAGAACAGATGTCTTGAGATTCTACATTGCAATCAATCAAAAGATAATTTGTGTTATTGATATCAGCAATTCTATTTATATACTCTTTGATTCCTCTTTTTTTCATTAATCCTGGCGCAACCCTATTTTTATGGTCAACATATACAAAACGCTGATATTTTGAAAATGGGCTTTTTATAGCACAAATATAATTTTCCATCTTTTTTCCTCCTATAATTTAAGCTACTTCTAAATAAGCAATATCCTTGAACATTTCCAGACGCTTTTTGCAGTCCTTGTAAATGTCTTTGTAATGCTTGTTTTCGTCAATACCAGCTTGTATACAATGAAGAATAATATTTTCAGCAACAGTAAGACTACTGAGTTGTTGAGCTGTGGCATTATCTCTTCCAGATATACCGCAAATTTTGTTTGTCAATTTGGTGTATGCGACATACATTTTATCGGAATGCAAGGATCCCTGTTCTTCAGCGTACTCGACTAGCTGCTTAAGGACATCGGTTTCGGCCTTTCTCGTAAGTTTTCCCTGTTCTCTTGTTTCAAGCCAGTGCTTACTTTGCCGTTCAAAAATGAATTGTTGCATCAAATAGAATTGTCGTACCAGTTCCTTCTTAAACTTCCGAGTAATTTCACTATTTCTTAAATAGGTCATAAGCAATGTGGCTTGTTGCTGATTCAGTATATAAACCTTTTCTTTTTGACCACTTGCCAAAGGTTCCATTTCAAATCGAACCTTTCCAAAATCTTCAAAATCTGTTAAGTATTTCTGAATAACTGCTGTTATCGAATGATGCTTATTATTTGTACCAACTGCAATTATTCTACTATCAGTAAAAGCTTGATTATTTTTAATACTTACTATTTCCATGTAACTCCTTTCGTTCGCAACTGCTTATGCAGGCAGGATTTTACCAAACAAAAAAAGAGCACACCAAAGAATCGTGAGGTTTTTCCCTCGTTTCATCTTTAGTGTGCTCTCTTCAACAAATGTAATAACTATTTCTCGTTTAGTATATCAAATTCTACCGCAAAAATCAATATGCCGGGGACGGATTCATGCGGTAATCTGTGCTATTCTGAGCCTTTGTGACAATTCGTGCCAGTTCACGCTCGTTCACTTTGATGCTGTTCATGATGTACTCCGGTGAAGAACCGCCAAAGCCACCATTGTTCATCAAAGCAGTAACTACGCCACGCTCGACAGCTTCCATGATCTCATCTTTTGTAAGTCCCATGTTGCCGTCATATCCGGACATGATGCTGTCGGCAATGGATTTCATGACTTTCTGGTTCTCGAGTGGAAGAACGGCTTCCTGTCCTGCTTCACCAACACCAATGACAGATGCATTTTTGAACAAACCGCCTTTAGCGTACCAGTTCGGACTATAGACAGGGGTTGAACTGGTACCGCCGTTCCCAAGGCTATGTGTTTTCCACTGAGAAATATAATACGAAAGCGTAGGCATTCTCACGGATTTCATTCCATTTCTTAATGATTGAGCCGCATTATGACCAATGCTGTACATATCACTGAATGCGCTGCGAATAGTTCTCATAAAGCTATTTAAAGAGCTATCCATACTCTTTGACATACTTCCAGAAACATAAGAAGAAATATCTCTTCCGATATTCTCCCATTTCTTATAAGCAATGTTGTACTGACTCTCGAAATGACTTGTAACCGATTTATCCATGTTTCCAAGTTCTGTGCTTACGGCATTTTTCATCTCCCTTGCCTTTAATGTGGCTTCTCTGGAAGAATTGCCCCATGAACTCGTGGTAGTGCTTTCCATGCCTTTCATGTAAGTATCGGCTTGCTTCTGGATTTCCGAGAAATCATCTGTGGCACTCTTGGCCATTGTGTTTGTAGCTGACTGAGTATCTTTTGATGCCTTACCAACAGAAGAGGAAATTGTCTGCTGTGCACCAACGATATTTTTGTCCGCTGCTGATTTTGTAGCTATTGTTGCGTTCGGGAAATCTTTCGATAATTTACTGTTCAATTCATCGAGCGGAACACCTGCGTTTTTCAATGAAGTATAAACTGCATTTAGTGCATCAGTTGTATTGCTGTATGGGACTTCACTAATCATATTCCATGCAGTCGTATAATTCCCCCCAAATTCAGCGGAAGAAAGGCTCAATGCGTACAGAGTATCTTTCAAATTATCAACGCTGATCTTTGACGTATCAAACTTGCTTGCAGCTTCAGACACGCCTTCTCCAAGAGCGGAGATTTGATTAGTCATGCCCTCAACAAATTCAGCCGATACGCCAGCCTGTGCGCCATACTGCTCAAGAGCTGTTCTAGCCTGATCGGATGAAACACCATACTCTTTCAGTTTTTCAACCATATCAGCATACATTTCGTCATGAGTTTTACCAAGTTCTTCGTCCTTTTCAATCAGCTGCCACAACGCTTCCGATTGATCGTTTGTAAGATTCGCTACATCAGTCAGCTGTGTTGCGTAATCATGGAGATAACCACCATACTGTGTAGTCATTCCATTACCACCTTGCATGGTCTCAAAAAGTCCTGCTAATTTCTTGGTAAGTAATACTGCACCAGCTACTGCAAGAGCAATTCCACCACCAGTTGCAACAAGTGAGCCTAACGATGTCCCAAGAGCCGGAATAGTTGTTGAGACTGCTTCTGTGATTGCGGGACTCAGCATACCTTGTACAGCTTTAGAAAGATTTCCAAATACAGTATCACCTGTAAAAAACTTAGTAATTGTATCAACTAATGGCATGAGCTTATTACCAACTGCAAATACAGCCATAGCTTGAATAAATGTGCCGGCAGATGTACTTCCGAGGCCTTCCCAAATCCCACCAAGGACATCACCAATAACAGTGATTAATTGTCCAAGATGCTTCGCCCAATCAATCTGGCTAAGAAATACGCCTACGTTGTGACCGAAGGCTTCCCAGTCAACGTCTCTGGCAATCTCAATAAGTGACGTGAGTAATTTGTTAATAAATTCTTCTAACTTCTGTCCATTCTCTTTCCAGTTGAATTCTTGCATGAATGTGGTGATTCCATTTGTAATGTTATCAACAAGATTTTCCCAATTAAAGCTCGCTGTAAATGAAGCCAATGTATCAAAAGCACCATTCAATCCAGTTGCAAGTGTATGAGCAATTTCACCGAAGTTAATCTTTTCAAAGATTCCGTTCAAGCCTTCTGCGACAGCTGTTCCAATTTCTCCGTATGGAAGATTCTCCACGAATCCAGAAAAAATATCCCAACCGCGCATAAAGGAATTTCCGAGCAGATTACCGAAATTACCCCAGTCCACTTCACGGACAAGACCAGTGATACCATTGGCAAATTTAGCACCAAGGTTTTTCCAGTCGATTCCTTCCAGAAGTTGGTTTGCAGTATTTACAATGGTATTAATACCAGCTCCAACGGTACGCCCCATCAAATCCCAGTTGATATTATCAACAAGGCTGTTGAAAGTCTGGGTGAACGCACTGGTGAATTTAGTGATGTAAGGGCCTACGTTATTCCAGTTAATAGCATCATAGAGTTTTTGCATACCCCAGTTGATGCCATCAGCCATGATTTTTCCAAGACCTTTCCAGTCTTTTCTCTTAAAGGCATTTACAATGGCATCTGCCATTTCATTTGCCCTGTTGGACATTTTCTTGAATGCTTCGTCCCATGCTTTTTGATATGCAGACAAAGCATCGTCCAAAGCTGCATCAAGTGCTCCGATATGCCCCAAACCGCCTTTTCCAGAGCCAGAAGATGGATTACTTGTACTACCAGAATCAGAATTGTCATTAAGCTGATTCAGTTCATCAAATGAAAGAACTGACAATGTTTTTTTAAGTTTTTTGGCATTCTTATTTGCAGTACCAATAGAATCACTGGCATTATCCATATTATCTGCAATATCTCCGGTATCTACAGAAATACCACCAGTAGATGATACAAAGTTAGACAGTTTGATTCCAAGCAATTTTGCAATATAAGCAAACATTCTTTGTATTGCGATTACTATTGCATTGATATATGGAAGAACTGTTTGCAGTATAGGAATGAACAAAGAACCTATTGTTCTTCCAAGGGATGCGAAGTTAGATTGAAGCATACGAATTTGATTTGCCGGTTGATTTCACTTTGTTATCGTAAAGGCTTTTTATCCTCTACTTCTTATGGTTTCCCATAAGGTCGGCGTACATTTTCAACCATAAAAATAAGACGTATTTCTACGCCTTATGGTTGTCGAGCACTCTTGGGAGAATTATATTTATTCATCTCCTACGCTCTACGGTGTCGCATAGCCTTTCGCTATCTATGCGATTACCTCGGTATTGCCATGCTGAATATTGATATAATCATCACACTTGCACCAGTAGAATCCTCTACATTTGTGACCAGTGTTTATTGCTTTATGAATTTGCTTATGTACTTTGGTTTCTTCTCCTAGAAACCTTGCAGCTTCAGAACAATTATTAAAATGATTTATTATTTTCTTATTCTGATCTAATTGGAATATTCCGTTACCGGCTGATATCCCTTTGAACTTATAATTTTGATTTTCGTCATAGTTATCTGCGTAAATCCATTGATAACCACCACTTCTTTTTATTTTACCAGTTAAACAAGAAGATATATTAGCTCTTCCTATTCCAATCTTTTTGCTTGCTTCTGTTACGGAATTGAAAGTGTTTATAAAATTTCCATCAAGATCTAGCTGTATGATACTTCTTTTGCGATGTGATTCTGCCCTTTGATACGCTTCTATGGAGTCAATTTTATTTTCGACTTTGTATCTCCATTGATAACCACCAGATTGTTTAGTAATTCCATTGGCACAATCTCCTATATTATGGCGCCCTATTCCAGTACATACTGAAGCATGTTGGCAGCTTAGAAATTCTTGAATATAATTCCCATCTAAGTCATACTGAATAACCGGAAGTGAATTCCACGAAACACCGCCTTCGCCGCCCAATGTTATATTGTATCCATTTGAGTTTTTTGAATGAATACATGTATTAAGCTTTTTTATCCAGTATATTTCTTTTTCCTTTATTTCATCATCGGTTTTGGCACAATCAATGATTTTCCATTCAAAATTTTCAATTCCATATTTCTTTAAAGCTCTATGGAAAGGAATATCATCATTAATGTCATAAAAATGCTCTTTTCTTCTTTTTTCAAAATTATAAGTTTTTCCAACGTATATTTTCCCGTTGATTTTATTAGTTGCTGTATAAATTACAAATTCTTTTTTCAATCATATCACCTGTATTTATTATAACACAAATACAGTATTCAGTACAGGTTTTACCGATTTTACTCGATTTTCACTAACACATTACTATGTTAGGCGACAAATGATAGTTCGCAAAAACCATCGTCTATCGTGTTTGACAAATCAGCCCACGCATACTTAGAGTTGTTCAGCAAGATAATCGTTCTCAGAATCGTTTTATCTGCCTGAGACAAATTCGATATGCTGGTATTAATTCCAAGATTATACAGTTCCTGTTGCATGTTGGCATTACGGATATTAATGCCGTACTTATCCATAGCGCGGCTCATACCAGTCAAGCCAGATGCCATATCCTGCCATACATCTTCAAAGTCCATATTTCTTACAGATGCAAGGTCTGCACCAATCATAGTGAGTACATTAGACAATTTTAATGCAGTCTCTGATGTATCGCCCATAGATGATGCCATCTGCGCAAATGTTGCCTGATACTGCATTGTCTTTTCTGGGTCAAGTCCAAGACTGGCGGTATTGGTTCTGGTTAATTCGCCTGTATCCGAAACTTCGAATCCAGTAAGTTTTTGCGAAAGTTGTTTTGCTCTCTCTTGAAATGAATTGGCGTATGCTTCAGCGGATTTTATACCACTTTTCTTCCATTCGTCTGTATCCACATTCTCAGCTACTTGCTTAAATGCAGAGTTGAAATAGTTGAGGGTTTCTACGTAATTCATTGCGGATTCTACTGGCGATGTCAGAACGTCTAATGCTCTTTTTGCGAGGAAACCTTTGGCGTAAAGAGCACTCAACTTATTAGTTACTGAACTTAGAGGATTTGACAATCTTCTTATTTTTTCGCCGGCTTCAGAAGATGCATTTCCAATACCTGCGATTGCAGATATAGCTTTTCCACCTAAAGAAATAGCTTTTGAAGCAAATTTTTGAAAAGCATTTGTCAGCCCATGGATTACAGTACTTGCTTTTGAACCTAACGAAGAAAGCGTGTTGAATGAATTCGAAACGCTATTTGTGGCACGCCCTACTTTGCTTCCAGACGATGCTAATACTGCAAGAGCTTCTGTCATTCTTATTGTGCTCGAACTGATATCTGGTGCGCTTTTCATTGCGTCAAAAAACTTCAAAACCTCTTGTGCAAGAGCCGATAATTGGCTTGCAGTCTTTCCGGTTTTATCTCCTGCATTAGCTAATTTTCCAAGAGAAGTAACAAAAGCATTGGTGGATGCTGATACTTCGCTCATAGAGCTTAATTTGGCAGCCGTATTATTTAAACCTGTCGCAAGATTCGGAAGTTCCTTTGATACATTGCCGATATACTGTCCTGTACCGGCAAGTTTAGCTATAGCAGTTGTGAACCGGCTAACGCTCGGAGAAACGTCTGGAATAGCATCAAGTTTCTGCATCTCGGTAAGAATTTCGCCTAATTTCCCTGTATCAAACTGACTGAAATCGGATTTTCCAAGACGATTGATGGAATTAATAACTGCGTTCAATCCAGTGCCTTTGAAATTCACACTTCCCAGATCGCGGAGAGAGGTTGCAAATTTTGTCATACTGGTAGACAAATCAGTCATTTCTCCGGCATCAATATCTTTTAATTTCTTTGTAATTGCGTCTTTTACCGTTGTTACATCGGCATCCAGAGTAACGTTGACGGTATTGTATTTCAGGTCTGCCGCTTTATTGATTGCTTTCTGAATATCAAGGACAATTTTATCTGTATTGATTTTTACATCAACCGGGAGTTCTCCATTTGCGGTACTTAAAGCACTTTCGATGCGTTTCTTTACACTCTCGGCTAATTGATTGTATGCGTCTGTGCTGAACCCCCATGCCTTATCTGATGCCATAGCTGAATCCTTGCCGGTAAGGTCTTGAATTGAAACAGGCTTAATAGAATCTCTTACTTTTTTGAGGTTTTCAAGGACAGCAATCAGCTGATCTGCGGCATTGATTGTTTCTTTAGGAATCAGAGTAGGAAATCTGTCTGCCAATTCTCCCCATGATTCATTGAGATTTATTCCTTTCGCGGCATCACGCACAATATTGCTCAAATTTTCCTTCAGTAAGCTATTGAATTCACCGTTTCCGACATCTGCTTTGAGCATGTCAGAAACATAAATTCTTTTATTCTTAAAGAAATTATAGAAATCAATCCATTCCTGTTCAGCACCATCAAGATATGATCCTAAATTTCCCTTAACAACACTTCCACTTTTGATAATAGTATTAGCAATACTGTTAAGCGTATCGTTGAGTTTTACAGACATATCTGTTCCGTCATAAGAGCTTGCCATAGCTTTGGACAGATCATTCATCTGAGCGCGAATTTTAGCCGCCGCCCCACCTTTAAGGTCAAATGACTTAATGAGTTGTTCAGATAATGATGATGTGTCAACTTTTATATCTCGAATGGTTTTGTCGATGGCGTACTGCAATTTTTGTGTCTGATCTCCACCTTTAATTTCGAGGTCAAGACTTATTTTCTGATTTTGCAGATTACTCAGGTTGATTTTGCTGAGAGCATTCAGTTTTGCTATGGTACGATCTAAGCCAGACGTATTGACATTTCCAAGAGAACTGAAAGCAACGGTAACTCGCCCAAGCTCTTTAGCATAATTTCTCAACCCACCAGTATTAATGCCATTCAAAGATTTATTCAATACATCTAGTTTTTTAATAAGGTCGTTGATAGATTGAACAGCTCTGGAAGAACTGCTCTCTATTTGTATATTGAGGGTATCTATGGTATTATCGGCCATTAAAGCACCTCCTTTTAATCAAAAAAATAAAGGGCAGACAAGACTTTTAATCCTGCCTGCCCTCGTCATTATTACCATGATTCAGCTCAAAATTTGCTTGCATGAGTTGCAATGTCATGAGCAACCTGTCACGTTGCCGTTTCTTTTCTGTTTCAGAAAGATTCTCTTCATCCTCTTGCTTTTGCTTTTCGGCTGTTTGTGAAAATGGTTCTTTAAGGTATTCAGCTTTTGACTTTTTACCAATAAGCACATTTGCAACCGCAGTCTGAACTGCACACATCGTGTACATGTTGAACTGCCATGCTTGCGAATCTGCCATTTTTTGTTTTAATTTGTAGGCTTCCATGTATGGTTCTAAATCATACGGTGTGGAATCCCAAAACTTTTCCTCAGAAACGCCAATAGACAAATAAAGTGGAAGTAGTTTTTTATGGACTACTTCTGAAAAAGTTAGCTCTTCTTCTTGTGATCCTGTGGAGTCTTCGGAAGTTTCTTTTCTTCCTCCGATTTCTCCTCCATTGCTTTTACCATTCCGGATAAAAAACCGTTCTTTTCAAGCTCCTGACTTGCTTTTTCAAATAAAGTAAATCCATTATGAGGATTTTCCTCTGTGGATTCATCTTCGTAGTCGTCCAGAAGGTCACATACCTTTTCATATGCAACTTTCTTTTCTTCTTCGGTTTCATACCCGAATTCATCTTTGTGTTTTCTTTGCAGTCCTGCCAGAATCAGTTCTGGAAGCATTTTGATCATATCTTTCGGGTTGGTGATTGCCCCCATGGAAGACACCTGTGTAAGAATGTCCGACTGAGTAAGCACTCCGTATCCAAATTTTACTTTGTATGTTTTATCATTTACTGAGAAACTAAACATGAATTATCCTCCCTGTTTTATATCTTATTCAGCAGCCGCCGTCGGCTCAATTTTGGTATCCAGTCCCTTATATGTATTGATGATAAGAGAAATGGACATGGTTGCTGCTTCGTTCTGTGCAATTTCTGGCATTGGAATTTCGCGACCGCATTCTGCAATAGCAAAGAATGCGTCGGACATATCCGGGAACGACACCTGAAACCAGGTTGCCAATCCTGTAGTTTTTGCAGCCTTAGAATCTTCGTACAGTTTCTTAATCTGTTTAACAGATTTGTCTGGATCCATAATAAATTCAATCTCCCAAGTACCACCTGTATCCTGTCTACCAGCTGCATACTGAGTCAGATAATCTTCCAGTGCAGAAACGTCAATCTGTTCTGTGTCAAGAGAAATACCGCCGATGGAAGAGGCTTCTTCCAGCTGTGTGAATTTGGCAGGTTTTGTACCTTTCACGGTTTCAACGGCATATGAAAATTTCACACCAAGTGTAGTTAATCGTGCCATTTTGGCTCCTTTCTGCCTTTCGGCTATAATTTGTTGCAATAAAAAAGAGCCTTAACGGCTCTGGTTCTAGTACGTAACCCTGTACCGGGAGATAAAAGGATCACCTCCTTCTAGTCTTCTTTGCTTGCCTGCTTTACAATCTGATTTACATAATTACTAAGTCCTGCAACGAGGATTCCCTGTGTGATTGCGGTAAAAATTGCCATTGCGATTTCCTGTGCGCCAGATATAGCGCATGTAGCAATAACATAAATTCCACAAATCAGAATGCCTAAAGCACCAAGGATTGCCGGGATATATTTGTCCGGTATGACTTCGGATTTTTTGATTCCCATTCCGATAAAGTACAGTACAACCGCGACAATAAGAAGTTCCGGTTTCACGTAATTCATAATCTGTTCCATGTTTTTCTCACTCCTTTCCTAGAGTAATGTGCCAGTATATATCCGGCTATATCTGCTAACAACACGTTTTATGCTGTTATCAGCATTATTTTGTCTTACGGGCCCGTATATCCTACGGAACCCCATGCCAACCATAGCCTTGTGACTGGCATCGTCAATTTCATATGCTTTTGAAGAAGCTTTTGAACCAGTCGCATAGGATTCTGATTGGAAAGATGGCGTTGTCGCGCACTCATCTCCCTCAAGATTGCCACGTGATGTTGGATTTCCAAGTAAGAACAAACGTGCGTAAACCCTTTTGTTTGAAGCTACCGTCTGACTTTCGTCATTAGAAAAGTTCCCTTTTCCTACAACGGGTTCAATAGTTGCTTTCCATCGTTCAAATACATCCGAAACTGGATTTTTCACTACATCTGGCATCTCTGTCACCACCTTGTTTTGAGCATAGAAAAAGCACCCACCATTCCGGTAGATGCTTTTATATTTTACAGTATACATAAAACAGACGTTATATTCAGTAAGAAAAGGTGATATGTTTTTATGCAGAAAATACTTCTTTTGCGATTCTACGGATATTCTGCATAATTTCTACGCTCGCTTTGTAAACGGGCATTGTAGCCTCTGTACCGTAAGAACGCACCCATTCGCCAGAATCTGCCACATATACCCACGATTCGTTTTTTCCTTTCCCCTGTCCGTAGGAACCAATGGTATATCCGAATTCTTCTCCTTTTGGATGGGGACTTGTTCCTGCCGGAGTGTTGTACGAAATACCAGCACCGAATTCTATGAACAAAAGTCCAGAGCCTTCGCACACAAGAGTTGCCTGCGCGTAATTTCCGAACCTGTTGATTTTGATGTAGGTATTGTGGTTTTTATCAGAATCTCCCTGTGCCAACATAATATTTTCGTCTATGACAGGAATTCCCAATTCGCAAAGCCTTTTAAGAAATACTTCATTTTTATCGCAAAGACTGTTTTGATATGCTTTCAATTCTTTGATTACATTTCCAATAGATTTTTGGCTCAGATTGCATTTGATTACTCGTCCGCTCATTCTTCTGCACCTATCTTTTTAATTCCATATCTAGCCAGATTTCCTCTTTGCGTATCAAGGATTTTCTTCAAACGATAATCTGGTGGTGTTGTAGGAATACCATCTTCCAGAACCAGATTTCCCAGTGCGTCAACCTGTGGCACAGTATCAATCCAAAATACATCTCCCTCTTGCGGATGGAAAGAACGGTTAAAGGAAGTAATGTACCTGTCGTAATCCGGCACGATTCCTGCTGATATTTCCTCTGGCGTTCCTGCGGTAGATGATACGGAAAACTTAAAACTTTGTGGCTGATTGTATGTCGGTACGGTATCTATTCCATCAAGTGTTTCGGTTACTCTTGACCAGTACACGGTCTGTTTCTGTCTTTTTAATCCTCTCATAATACTTTCTCCAATGCAAAAAAAGGAGAACATTTCTGCTCTCTCCTAAATGGTTGATTGTTTATTTTATTTCAGTTTCGTTCTACACTTCTTCAGATTTATCCATTTCAGAATCTACATTGTTCAAGATTGCGAACACATCTGTCCTCCGACTTCAATCTTTACTCTCATGTCTTTTCTCCTGTTCTTAATCAATATAAGCCCTCTTTAGTTAATTAGTTTCCGCTTTCGATTCTTCTTCCTTATTAACATCCATCAGCTCATTATACTGTTCTTCAGTAATCCTGCCAGTTGCAAAGAAAATATCAATTTTATTCTTCAAATCGTCTGTAAGTCCATTTCTTTCTTTAAGTTTTAGTAATGTTCTATATAACATAATCATACCTCCAATTCTGTTAATGCTACTGCATATTCACTGTTGACATAGGCTTCTGCTGATTGTATATCCATGTCATAGATATAATCTCGGTTATCGTTAAGTTGCTTTTTGACATAATTCCACCCATTTGCCATGCTTATTGGATAGTTAAATGCTGTATATCCGTCAAGCTGTTCGCTATTAACGCTGATGTTTGTAGTTGGATAATATGTTGTAAGTGCTTTAAATGCGGTAATTTCTTCTGTGGTAAGGTCAATTTCTTGTGATTCTGCTAACAACCATTCGGTTTTGTTTACAATAGATTGTGTATTATCTAACTTAGAAGAATCAACCATCCTCACCAATTTCCCCCGTTCCACATCCACATAATCTGCAATATACTTGCTGACATCAATTGTGACGTTACCACCTGATTCTACAGGGATTGCGTTGAGAGTATACGGCAGGGTGACGGTCTGAATAGGTTTGTATGGTTCAAAATCGGAATCTGTGGCACTTATCATTATATTTTTGTATGTAATTTTGGTAGCTGTAGTGGCATAAATACCAAACATAATTTTTACATATGAAACATTTTTTAAATCGATTGTTTCATGATTAATTCCAGCTTTCGTTCCATCAAATTCAAAACTCACATGAGAAATGTTATTTCCTGCTATACTTTCATTGCCATTACCACCCATCAATTCTTTATTTATATCAAAGTATTTCGCATTAATATGGTATCGACCATCACTTGTGTCCGAAGACGTATCAAAAGAAAAATAAATTTTCCCCTTGTGTAAAATAACAGGTATAAAATCCGTAGTATATGTTTTTGTCAACCCAATTAAATCACTACCGGGATATAAATTCTCCCCACACACCTTCACAGTCGGATTCACCACGCTTTTAATCTCAACTGGATTCTCTGGCGTTGGCACTCCATCCTGTGATGATTTGCCATACAGCATCATATCTTGAATCTTTCCATTGTCAGAATCAGTGATATGAGTTTCACCCTGATTCGATGCGTAGAACTTTGTAATTTTGTTGGATAAATCTTCCTTTAGCGAATCAGTTTCTGCATTTACTTCTTTGAATCTGTCGCCTACGACTTTGGAGTCGGCAAATGCTCCCTCGACGCTCAAAGTTTTATCTGCGATAGGCTTGTTTGCTAAGCCTGGATACCCAACTGGAATATCTCCGTTTTGAGTATGGATTTTTAAAATTGATTCTGCTATGAACTACCTCCTAAAAAATAAGTACACCATCATCATTTACAGCTGGCAAAATAGGGTTTTCATTTATGCAATCATTTTTTCTACTCCAACAGGGGACACATAAGTAAATTGGTTTCCTAAAACATCTTTTGCAACGCCAATTACAAAGCATCCGTAATCGGCAAGCATATTGCACACAAATTCCTCTGCATCCACCCAATACTGTTTCTTGACCATACGGTGAAGTCCTGGCAATAGACCGTAGCTGAACATTACGCAATGTCCCAACTCATGAATAAATACACGGTTCAGAAGTTCTCCATACAGGTTGTTTGCGATTGAAATTGTCATTGTAGAATAATCTGATACCGCAAGTGTTCTCTGCCCTGTACGGTCAATTAACACGCTATCGTGCGGAGATACGAACTGCACTCTCCACAAGTCCCCGTTCATATAAAATTGTCTTAGCATGGTTTCTCACCATCCTTTTCTCAACTAAAAAGCCCCTGCTACATTTCTGTAACAAGGGCAAAATTCATTTCATATTCAATTCATCTGCTGTATCAGACGAGTTAAGTCGGTTTTCATCGACTGTCTAAGAGTCGCATCTGCATCTGACCACATCTCTGTAAGATTTCTGACGATATCGGATGTATATTCTTTCATAGAATCATCCATCTTACGCTTGGAATCAGAATCTTTGGAATCATGGTAATGTCTGCGGTTCTCGCTGTATCTGTCATAGCTTTCACCATATCTGGACTGCTTATGGTTCATTCCATCCATTCTCATATCACTACGATCTGGATGATAACCCATGCGGTACATATTACGTTCAAACTCTGGATTGTTCAGATACTCGTCCATCCAGTCATCATCTTCCATGTACAGATACGGCTTGTATCCCATACGGCTTCCTCTGCCTTTTGGTGCAAATCTGCCGTTTGCATAACGATATCTGTCATATCCCATGCGTCCAAGATATTTCTCTTCCTGTTCACATTCGTCCATAGCTTCTACGATTCTGTAATCTTTATCTGCACAAATCGCACACTTTACGGATTCCATGCAGTCTTTCAGATCGTCCCAGTCTTGAGCACTGAGATTATCAAAGCCATGTGTTTTGGCTTTTTCCATAGCCCATTTTCCCATTTCCATTGCAACTTTATGCATTACAGTGCCCCCTTTCTAACAGCCTGTGTAACAGGTGTGTCTGTTGTTGGGGCTGTACCATTAATTGCAGTTAAATTATTACTCGGACTACAAGCCGGGTTTCCTAGCATCTTGAATACTCCACCAGTTGCACTTGTAGCTACTCTGGTTGCGTACTTCGTTCTGGTTCTTACGCCACAAGCTGTAACCTGTGCGCAGCAACGATTCTCTAGCGGATACAAAGTTGTTCCTGTTCCTATTTGAATCATTACCGGGGCAGTAATCGTAGTGGCTTCTGGTATGCTTTGTGCGATAACAATGCAATACTTTTCTCCATTGGAATAACTGCCTGCCGGGAGTGTAACCACAAGATCCCCACCAGTGAATGCGACAGACTGGCTTATCACAAGATGGTTGCAGAGCTTACAAACATTTTTACAACTCATATTTCTACCTCTCAATCAAATAAGAGGTGAGCCGCAACCCACCTCTTAGAATTAGTCAACCTCTAAGGGCGAGTTACTTAGCAGCAACCGTTTCCATATCCGTTGCATCCTGCGTATGCATACGGAGCCGGTACCTGAAATGCAGGAATCGGGGATGGATTGATTGAATTGATTAATCGCTGCGTCTGTGCATTCATTTCAGTTACAATCAGCGCGGACTGGCGATCCTGAGATGCAGCACGCTTCAGATCAGAGTTCTCTGCCTGCAATGTTGCAATCTTATCATTCGTCAAGAAATCAAGGATTGCTCTTGTATTGCTGTTCTGATTGTCCAGAATATCTCTGGTATTGTTGTTCATTGTGTTTTGAAGAGCACAAGTGTTGGTTGCCAGGTTGTAGTTGATACCCTGGATAGCTTCCCTGTTGTCGCAGCAACACTGAGCTAACTGAGACTGCAATGCGTTTGTGTTCTGCATATTAGCTACTGTATCAGCGTTAATTGCCTGTTGAACACCATTGAAGCCCTGAAGCATTCCAACATTCACACCATTGAAACCACTCTGCATGGTATTGTTGAGAGCATATGTGCTGTCACAGATGCCCTGCTGAATACCTCTGATACCATTCTGAATATCGTTAAGAGCAAAACTCTCATTGATATCTGCACGTGTGGCCCATCCTTGGAATCCAGCACCATTTGCACCATTGCCACCGAAGCCGCCGCCCCAGCCGCCAAAACCTCCCCATCCGAAGATAGCAAAGATCAAGACAAGCCAGATAAGTGAAAATCCATCACCGCCCCACATGTCATTGGCACGGTTATTAGAGCCTGTAGCAGCTGCAATGTCACTAAGGCTGTAATTTGAACCATTCATCATGTTTTTAGTCTCCTTAAATTTTATTTACAATAGGAGACATCCGCGGCTGTCGTCCCAAATTGTAGCGATTTTTAATCACCCAATTATGGGGAAATGTTATAATCCAAGGAATTTCTGGATAATTCCGTCTGGTGATAAGTGCTTTTCATTAAATACATTTTGCTGTATTTGATGTAATTGATCTGTATCACCTTTTTTGTATAAATCCAACGCATTCTTCAATGTCGGATTGTTTCCTGCAAATTTACTCATATCGTTCATCATGTTATCCACACTTCCGAACCTCTGAGAAATCATTTTCTCAAATTGCTTTTTCATCATGGCATTAGGATTGAAACTCATCTTTGCTTACCTCCGTTCTGCTTAGATACCGATGTCTCCGACATTTGTGTCGGGAACATGTTTTTTATTTCAGAAATCTCAGAGCAAACATCGTTTCGAAGCTGATTAATAATAGCAACTAGATCAACCTGCTTTGGTTCTTCCTGTTGCTGCTCTGCTTCTGGATTGACAAGTCGGTAAACAAAAATTTTGCTTCTTCCGTCTGCTTGTAATTGTTTCCTGTAGACTTCTGTACCATCTGTTTTTGGATAATAAACAGGATTTCCAGACATATCTACATCTTTTGCTTTTACAGTATCAATGCCATCAACCATCTGCCCTTGAAGCATCGGCATTTGCTGCATTTGTTGTACAGGCTGCTGCATCTGCATTTGTCCATATGGCATTGCCTGTTGATAGTTATTCTGTAATTGTGCCAACCTGTCTTGATACGGCTGTATTTGTCCGTAAGGGTTGCTCATCATTGGCTGTTGCGGATAATACGGATAACCTGCCATAATCTGTTCCTCCTGTCCGGGATTCAAGAATCATATCCATATCATCTATAGAACGATGCTTTTCCCATATACCCTCGTAAGGGTTTCTTAATATAATCATTACGTTTTCTCCTATGATTATATTATATAGGAAGGAACACTGTATTTGAACGTCACTATTTCGCCACATTTCCGCCATTATACAAAGAAAAGCCCCGAATATACATCGGGGCAACTTTGGCAATTTTTTGCTTTATTTTTTTATTGATTCGGTCTATGGTTCTGGGGCTGTACTCCATTAATTCAGATGCTTCCCATAATGTCTTTTCGTCATAAGCCCGTAATCTAAATAATTTTTCTTCGCGTGAATCAAAACCTGCTTCTTGCAAGTAAAATTTTCTTTCATCTTCTGAAAAATCTGCATAATTCATATAACTCCACCGTCCTCCCTTACAAGTGGAATCAATTTGTTACATAGGAAATACACCGCTCAACATAAATCCTACAACTGCTCCCACGACTGCCGTTATAATGCATACAATAATAGTGTCATAACGTTTGCCAGGGACTGCCATGAGGATTTTTAAATTGTTGTTCATTTCATCGACTGTTTCTTTGATATGATCTAAGTCATTGCTATACAGGGCAGTCTTCTGTTCGAGTTTATTAATTCTAGAATAAAATTCCTTGTGTCTTTCAGACTGCTTTTCCTGCATATCATGAATATTTTTTTCAATTTCTTCGAAGCGGTGATTGTTAAAGCACTCATGTTCACATCCCATCGCTTTTCCTTTCTTTCACTCCCTATAAGATTTTTGCTCTTTCCCTGCTTTAACGAGCAACCCTGCAACGTGCCGGGAGGAAAAACACATTGCGTTCCATCCCATCTTTTTTAATTGAAACTTCCAGCAAAAGGAAAAACACCATGATTAATATAAATTTCGGTTTCAGATTCCCAACTTCTATTTACAGAAGATTCAGAATGTGATCCTTGGAACTCTGCCCCCTGTTTAACCAGAAAGTAAAGCGCCAAGTCAAAAATACAATCATAGCATTTTTTCATGTCGTTTTTGATTTTATCATCAGTGTAACTAGAGGGGTAATTTCGCTTATTTTTAAATGAACGAATTGCCCGGTTTACAGAAAGAGTGAGTATGGACTCAGATTCTGGATTATCTGCTAAATAAAGTGATAATTCTTCCATAAGTTCTTCATTCATTTAATTCACCGCCTCTTTCTGCGTTACTGCTGAGATAATATTTCAGAAATGATACCAGCCTTATTTGTTGAGGTCAGGGCATAGCCATTATCACTTGCAAGCTGCCTTAACTGTGGTACAGTCATATTAGACAACTCACTTTCTGTGTATTTATGTGTTGGTTCTTTGGATTTAACACTTGCTACAGACGGTGATTGGCTGTTCTCATTGAGACTATGCCCGGTTATTCCCCCTTTGTACCAATGATAAGGCCACCATTGGATTTTGAAGCTACTGGAATAAATAAGCCGGACGCTTTTGTCCATGTAGCAACTGGGTCTGGTGTAGCCCACATGGATAAAGTAACAAAGGAACGATTTTCCTGTTCGATAAATGCTTTGTAAGCATTTTCGTCCGGCGTTGGTCCCCACAGACCTGCGCCAAAGGATCCATCTGCTTCTGCTGCATAAAGAGTGAACACGTTTTCTTTGAAGTATCTGGAAACTCCAAGAGTTCCATCTGCTTTATCGTAATTGAATTTTCCTTCGCATGTGGCAACTTCAATGTCAAATTCCTGCATGAGCAAATTTGCAAGTTCCTGTTTGGTCAGAAGGCGCTTATTAGCCGCGCCTAGAACTGCTGTCTGCATTGCTTCGTTGTTTCTCATGTATCCAATCATTTTCTTAGAAGTAACGGCTCTGTTAACTACATATCCATTATCTTCTGCGACTGCTACCATTTTCTGAATATCTCCCATGATGTCAGAATCTGGTTTTGACCAATCAGCAAGTGTTACTTTCGCTTCGGACGGAACGCCAAAATCAACTTCCATTTTCACCCTGTTCTCATTAATATTGAGTTTTCCGGTGGAAAGAATTTGACCTTTCATAACTTTTGTTCTTTCAAATACGCTCTTGAAAAGTCTTGTTGCATCATCAAAAACATATTTTGTAAGAGATTCATCGTCCGGGACACCATTTTCGATAGCTTCCTGTAATTTTTCAGACAGATTGCTTTTCTCCTTAATCAGGAATTTTTCAGTCATTACTTTTTCGAATCCAGGTCTGGAACTGATATGTGCTTCTGTATCAAGGGCATGAACATAAGCTACTTTAGGAAGGTTCTGCCCGCTCATTAATCTGTAATATTCTGCTTTCCAGAATTGGGTTTTTACATTTGGAAAGATTACATCCAGAATGCCTGCACTCGGCACTGGAAAATTTTGGGAAAACTTAAGTCTTTCTTCTTCTGTGATAGTATCTAAAACATTATATGGCATCTGTCATACCTCCTTAAAATACTGGGTCTTCTGTGGTTACAAAAACGATTCCTGATTTTTCAAGTTCGGTTTTTGCAGTTTCATCAACTGTTACTGGAAGTCTTTTCTCAAGAACACGTCCTGCAACAATCACAGAAATCGGTCTCTTAGCATCATCTGTCATATCAACATCTTCAAACACGATGCCGATTGCGCCTGTTGCATTTGTCGGATACACGGAACCTGCTTTGATAATTTTCTTAGTTCCAACTGTTTCAGCATTTGTCTGATCTGCTGTGTAAGTTTTGAGTACTAATCCAACCTCAGATTCAAGGATATTAGGTGTGGACTTATACTGCTCGGTTTTCATAAAAGCCATAATTTAATCTCCTTTTCTTATAAATAATCAACCGGGGCATTTGTTCCGATTGTTTTACTTTCTGTTTCTTTGGAAGGTAAGTATTTTTCGAAATATTCTTCTGCTTTACTCTTTTCTTCCTTTTTGCCACCGCCAGCTTCGCCACCCGGATTCGGCGTTTTTTCGAGGACTTCTCTCTCCCATGCGGCTTTCGCAGTATCAAGAGCGGTTTTATTTTCTGTGGAAATTCCATTAACAAAACTTTTTGCTATCTCTTCTGGTTTGGACTCAATAGGCATTAATGAAAACGCTTCGATTGCGCTCGCATATGTTGCTTCAGAAAGACCTGCTTTGGCAAAGATAGAAGTAATTTCGCTTGCAAGTGCTCTTTTCTGAGAAGTAGTGAGGGCATTTTCAAGATCAGAAATTCTTTTCTCGTTTGCTGCCTTTTCTTTCTGACGCTCAAGTTCTGCTTTTTCTGCATCAGTCATGTTTTGCTGTTTCAGCTCATCAAGTTCTTTTTGCAGTGCTTCTGCCTTATCAGCTTTTTCTTTAAGGGAAGTGTTTTTGTCTTTTTCCTTTTTTACTTCTCCTGTGACGGAATCAAGATATTTGGTCACCTGTTCATCAGATGGTTCCTCAATTCCCATACCGATAAGTACTTGTTTTGCCTGTTCTCTTGTCATGAAATCTCCTTTCTTCCAGACCAACACACTTTGTTCACACGGTTCGCTCCGCACATGATCTGTGCCCGATTTGCGCTCACGGGCTGTTGCAATATTTTTGAGTATTAAAAAAGGAATCTCAGTTTTCCAAGATTCCTTAAATAATTAATGTAAAAATCGTCTATTCTTCACCAGTGGAAGAAATTGTTGCTGATTGATTTTGAATTGATTTCTGACTAAAATCTTTAATCAATTCTTGTGCTTTCTTCATTTCTGCGTCTGGGTTTGCCAGTTCGGGATAAACAGTTCCAAGATATGGTAAGCTCATTTCATATACCTTTTGCGGATCGCTGAATAATCCACAAGTAATCAATGCAATAAGCGGGTGAATTTTATTCTTGAACAGATAATCAAGTGCCTGTGCTTTAACAAGCATGTTATCTGTTGGGTTTCTGGTGATTTTGACATCAAAATCTCTGGTAGAAATCTTGACATCATTGGATGTTTTGCGAATGATGCTGAGAATAATTCTGGCGGATGCTTTTTCTGCTTCTTTTGTGAATGCTTCCACAAGTTTTGCATCTCGTTCTGCGAAATCCCATCCATTACGTAGATATACAGCATTACCAGTATCACCGCCGGTGTTGCTTTGGCGGTTTGGCATTGCTTCCACGATCAGCATATTGTTGTAAATATCATCTTTAGCAACTTGACTTTCTGACTGATTTAATTCCGCAGTCATTAAGTCAACATCTGACTGAACACCGTTTCCAGCATCTTTTACAGATATCGCTCCAAGCTTGACCATTTTCAAAAATTCATTCTCGTCAATTTCACAGTTTTTGAATTTCATGAATGCCTGAACAAACTGCTCAACACCATTTAATCTATCTGACTGATACTTGTTGATCGCATCAAATGCTGTAATTGCAATTTCGACATCAGATAAGCGGTCGTGGTTGTTTGGGTACTCGATAATCGGAATACCGTCAAAACCATTGATACCGCTGACGGTTACTTGTCCGTTCTTTACCTTGAAATATTGATTTGAAGAATAGCAAAGGTAATATTGCTGATTTTCTTCATCTTTCAATATTTGAACAGATAGCATTGCTTTTCCTGTGTTTTTGGAATAAACAATATAAACATCTCCCGGATACGGAATGAAAATTCTGAATGGTGGTAAATCACTGTCTTTTGTCCAATCGTCTTCTCGTAGAATTGCCTTGTATGCAGTTCCTACGGCACTCTGGTATATTCCAAGCTGAATATTTCGGGCATCCGCATTTGCTTCATCCAGATAATCATTCAGCAGATCGACCTGTTCATTTATCTTTTTATCTGCTTTTTTCTTTTTGCAGACATATTGAATAGGTTCTCCATATATTTGCCCTGCCTTAAACTTGACAACTTCCAGAGCGTGATTTTCGACAACTCTGTTATTTACTTCCGGTCTCACAAGCTTTTCCCGATATAAGATTGGTTGGTCACCTTTGTAGTACCGATAAAGATAATTAATCATCATTCTGTTTCGATTATGTGTACCAATCGTATCAGATAGAACTTGAACAACATTTTCGGTAGTAATTTGAGCTACGCCAGTGTAGGCAGTTTTTCTGCCAAAATCGCCTTGGCATAGGTCAACAAAATTGCTTTTGTTTCTTCCCACTGCCTATACCTCCTATTTTTAGACATGAAAAAAGCACCGAGTTTTCACCCGATGCTTCATACATTTTCATCATATATTATACATAATCGGAAAGTTATATTCAGTAAGAAAAGGTGCTAACTTTTGAAATTAAGCAGTTCTTTTACATAATTTACTGCTTTCCCGTGGAATTGTTTAATATATTCTTCATTGTATTCCATTTCATCTGCAATGACAGTTAGCTTTTTTCCCTCTACGTATCGTTTATACAAAAAATCATAATACTGGGGATTTTTTACAGACTCTATAACATCTATAAGTTTCTGTTTTTTCTCCATAAGCTCTACCACATTATCAGCCAATTCTCGCTGCGCATCCACCAATTTTGCAATTGTATCGCCTATTTTATCTTGGCTTCCAGAAGTCTGAACGCGTTCAATGCCATACGTCGAAGCACTAATACTAGTAGCAAGCAATTTTAAGTGTTCGATTTCTTCCAGTTTGTTATTTATAATTTTTTCGTATCGTTGAATTTGATTCAGATATTCCTTTATATCCATGCTATCTCCTTCCCCAGAATGGATTCTGCATTGCAGTCGCTTTACCGCCTAATGGATTTTGTACGTACTCAGCCATCATTGCCAAAGAATCAATTCCGTCATCATGTGGTACTTTTGCCCTAGTGGTGTACGTAGTTACATTAGCCATAAATAATCCGTAATCAGACTTTGCTTTGTACTGACTTGGATGCAGAAAATAAAAATGTTTTGCTATATAGTCCGAATTTACAAGAATCTTTGTTTCTTTATTTGCTGACGTTGGTTTTGTCTCAATTTCAGCTCGGCACTTTCCGGTAACCATTTTCTGGATATTGTGTGCCACACGGTTTCCGACATTATTTGATTCGAAACGAATCTTATGTGGGTTATGTCTTACCAAAATATCTGCTGTCTTTCTATCCAAAATGTCATAGTCTGTAGTGTCATCAAACACCACATCGGGAAAGAAGAATTTATCTCCGTATTGGTATGCAATCGGTAATGATTCGAAGTCGGTTCCTTTATCTTTTGTATCGCATACCGCCCATATTGCATCTGCATCTTTATCTGGAATGATGATGTATTCATCCGCGCATCCATCCGGCACGTCTTCTTTACTGAAAAAGAATCGTTTTAATTTGTCCGGTGGTAACAATAATCCCTCACGTTCTACCGGTTGCTGCTGGTAAAGACAGTTGTAAGAAATTTCATCCATGGATTCTTTAGCATCATTGAAATATTTCTCTGAGAATCCATTTACCGTAAATAGAAAATTACTTTTGCCGTTCTCATCAAGAGCCGGCACTGCAATGAACCTTGCCCGTGGGTTTCCGGCATATAGTTGTTGCAGTTTTCCGATAGGGTCATGTACTGACCATCTGGTGGCAATATAAAACTCTTTGCATCCCTCAAGTCTACGGGAACGCAAGTCATTTACCACTTTTGTCCAGAGAGTATCAAGTCTATTTTTGTTCAATGCTTCCTCAATACCAGACACAAGGTCATCGGCAGTAAGAAATCTATTGCATCTAGTGGCACCAGTCAAAGAACCATCAATAGAACGAAATGTCCATGTCTTAAATCGTCCGTTTCTTTCGAGATTGACTGTAGTTTCCTTTGCATTTGTTCCTTGGATTTCTACGTTAGGGAATATCTCATGCCACGTGTATTCCACGGGATCATTGATGATTTCCAGAACACCATCATAAAGGGAACGTGTCAGAATGCTACTGTGTGCCGAAGACAGGTTAAAGTCATTCGGGAACCATCCACCTACCAATGATAAAAAGAAATCTTCCAGAGTACTCTTGCCACAACCCGGAGGTACGCTTAATGCAAATATATCTAATTTGTTATCTATCAGGTCTTGCAGTGAACCTATGATGTTGTGCTGTAAGAACACATTTCTTCGTGGTTCGTAGAATCGTTCTTTCGGGATTCGGTTCTTTTCAAGGTAAAGAAGCCCGCTGTCAACCTGATAGTTCTGTGCTTCCAACAGCAAATACTGCCAGTACAAATCGTCAAATGAACCGCTTCCTGTAACTGCTGCCTGTTTTGCAGCTCCATTGTGAGCGTACCGACTGACTTTCATTGCCATGTTCCGTGCATCTGGATTATCCTTAAAAGGAAGGTCAATATTCATATTCAAAAGTAAATCAAGGCAATCTTTTTGGTTTTGACAGACTGTCATATCATCATTAATGATTTGATTTAAAATTGCCCGATACCATTCAAGCGAACCTTCTGTGAATTTTTGCATAAAAATAGAGCCAGACCTCCTTTCTTTTTAGAATTTAGTCTGGCTCTCATGTGGCTCTTTGACTGTTATTCACTTGCTTTGAAGTTATATATAGGTTTGATAATATCAACTATTTCTACGGTATCTTTGATGTTATCAATAATTTCTTTCGGTGGTTTGTAAGCCATAGGGCTTTCATCAATCGTAGATTTCTGAACGGATGTTGTATATATCCCATTCATAGACTTCTCAAATTCTTCTAACGATATGTTTTCTTTTGCTTTTGATCGGCTCATGATACGTCCTGCGCCATGCGGGGCTGAACAATTCCAGTCCTCGTTTCCTTTCCCGAATGCGATAATGCATCCGTCTCGCATATTCATTGGGATAAGAACTTTTTCACCATGTCTAGCTGATATTGCACCTTTGCGAACAATGTTTGTATCGTGGTCAATATAATTATGAATTGTATCAAACCATGTATTTCTTTGGAGTGTCCAATTCATAGTGTAAAATATGGTGCTCTGTATACATCGTCTGTTTATTCTTGCAAATTCTTGACAGATTTTCATATCATGCAGATATTGTTTTCTGTGTTCTCCTGTCAAGTAACACAATTCTTTCGGAATACCCAGTTTGTCTGGCTTCCATTTTCGTTTTAATTCGTCAATACCATGTTGGATTTCCTTGTGTCTGCCAGAACGCTTGTATTCTTTCACCAATTTTTGTATTTCAGTTTCGAGCTTGTCTGTACCCTGCATGTCTTCTATGGCAATTTTTTGATATATTTCGGCTACTTGTTTCCCGAGATTCCGACTCCCAGTGTGAATTACAAGATAATTTACCCCTTTTGAATCAGTGTCAACTTCAATAAAATGATTTCCGCCCCCAAGCGTACCAAGGCTCCTGCGAATCCATTCGATATTTTTAAGCTGATGAAAGCAGTGGAGTTCTTCTAATTCTTCAAAATTTATGATTTCGTCACGTACATTTCTTCCTGCCGGAACATTGTTTCTTATTACTTCGTCAAGGTTTTTTAAATCTATTGTTCCCACATCAGCAGGAATTTGTGTTGTAAGCATTCCACATCCAATGTCCACGCCAACAATGTTCGGAATTACTTTATCTCCGAGATCAGCAGTAAAGCCAATTACACATCCTGCTCCTGCGTGAACATCTGGCATGATTCGTACTTTGCATTCAGAAAATGCAGGCTGTTTTATCAATGTATAAATCTGATTTAATGCTTCAGGTTCGATGTTTTCTGTAAATATCTTCAAGTCACTCATAATGGCGCTCCTTTCTGGCTCTCTGACTGATTTATTTATTCTTCTCAATAATAATTACTTGACCTTCGAAACCAAAATCAGTTGACTGGTCAAATGTATGTGTCTCGGCTGATTCGTTATCTCTCATTGGTCGAGTAAGATACCACAAATCATCGTCTTTCCATGTGATTTCTTCCAGTTTTACACCTGGTTTTAATTTTATTGTGGTTGTCCCACCCAAACTCTTTGTTGTCGATTGACATGCTGTTAATCCAAACAGCATCATTAATAATAACGCAGCAAAAAATATTTTCTTCATAAACTCTCCCTTCACCTCACTGGAATTCCTAATTGTTTGTAAGTGAATACGGCAGTATACTTCTTCCCGCATTTGTAGCAAGTTTCTGTAATAGTGCAATTCTTTTCTTTGTCATTACATTTCGATTCTGTATCCGAACTTTTGAACTTGCATCCACCTGTTAAAAAGCATTTAATCCGTTTTGTGTTCATCTTGTTCTCCTTGCAAAACTTTTCTGATGCAATCCTCAACAAGTATAAAGTCTTTATATGACATACGCATCTCGCAATTGTAAAAATGCTTTCCAATTTCATTTACAATTAATTTATAAATTCTAAACTTGGTTTTTTCCGAAAGTTCGTCCACTTCCACAGGTTTAGTCTTTTGAAGTTCTTCCGCATCGCTGACAACTGTTTTAATAACATCTTCATCAGGCACTTTTATAGAATCAATAGCTTTAACAATGTCCGGAGTGTTTTTCGGATATATCCCGAAAAATCCACTGTCCATACCTTCAAAAAATTCTTCTGGACTTACATCTGGATTGTAAGAAGGCAATTTCCGATATATTGCGAAGTATTTCTCTTTTTCCTCAGGAGTAAATACTTCTAATGCAGAGAATCCGCTTCGTTTTTGAAATTTATTGCATATATCTGGCGCTGGGAGTGAGAACGGAACGTAAAAATGCTTTGCGCAAATTCCACAAATAAGGAATCTGTGACTGCCGTCTGTTTCAATTTTTGAACACGCACAATCATAACAAGTACTCATACATTCACCTCGAATAAATTTACATTATTTTCTAAACCACCAAATATGTTTATCAAGAATATCTGCTTTTACATCATCATCAACATAACATTCACACTCCTCACCTGCAAATTCTGCCGGTGTTGTAAATTGTGGTATTCCATCTGGTTCCAATATGACACACGCCTGTCCAGAAATATAGCTTGTTACAACGGCTGGTTCGCTACGCCACCAAACTTTTCTTCCGATAACATTTTTATCAAAATCAATTTCATTCAAATTCATTGGGTGTTCTAAAAAATCATTAATCATGCACCTCGCACGTTCAATACCGCCTCTTACATCGCAGAATTTTTCACCGTTTCTGGTTATAAACACGTTTCCAATTGTTCTTGTTTCAAGTTCACTGTGTCTGTATCTTGCATGATTATAAGGTGCATAATTTATACCCCAACATACAGGCTCTCCATCGAATTGAACCAGATTCTCACAACTCGGTTTTTCGCTTCTTGGATAAGCCCATAAATTGTTATTTCCGTATTTCCCACCGATCGTATGTATATAATCTTCTATTGAAACAACAAAATACGATTTTTCGTTAATTACAGTATCCCAATTCATTTGGCGCATTTTTAGTCTCGAAATATCTGTAGTCCTGTCTATTAACTTGATTATTGGCATCTGATACCCTCCTTTTTCATGTGTTCACCTCACAATACTTCTAAGCGAATCCCACCACTCGTCTTTTTCATTTACATCTTCTACTCGCTCAAACATAAATTTAAGTTTATAGATTCCAGATTCTGTTGTAGCTGAGTCGATATGCATGAGTTTGAATTTTCTTTTAAGACATCCAATTTCAAGAATGCATTCCTCCGGAAGATCAGTGTAATTCATGACGCATTCTACCCAAATAATCCGTCTGCCTTCTTCATGATGTACTTCAATGTCAGCTAGTGCATTAATGATTTTTTCATCAATAATCTTAATTGGATAGTTCACTACACCATATTTTTTCATACATTCACCTCAAACTCTTTCTTGCAGTTACTACCCTTGCACTTCAATTTAAGATGCTGGATTTTTGTCTCTGGGCTAATCAGAAGTGCTTTCTTCTCACAAAAAGGGCAACAATACCACAGTTTACCATTGATGTTCTTTATTAATGCCCGTCCGTCCCACGGCTCAGGTGGGTTCATTACTTGAGAAAAATCTATCCCCTCAGATTCAAATGCTGATTTAATGCTCATCTATATTTTCTTACTCCTTTTCGTCCTGCAACTCTGCGTATCATCGGAATTCCATGATTTTTTCTAAAATTATTTCGATTTATTTTATCCGGTGCAAATATTGTCCAGAATAATCTTTTCTTAGTATTTGAATTCATTTTAAAATTTATAGTGAATGATTCGTATTCACTGAAATTCGGTAAATCGTCATTATAATCAGGTGGTATGTGTTCTGGAACGTTTGCTATTTCGGTAATCGGACAGTACTCACCATCTGGCTTTTTAAGAAAGTACTGTTTTTCGTCTTTTTCGCCCATATCAACTCACCCCATGAATCTTTCTCAGATTTGCATATCGGTCAATAATTACATCGAGTGCTGTTCCTAATTGATTGATCGTAATGTAGTTGTCCTGAATTTCTCTAAGGTAATCATCAACATCCTTAACTGCATCGCAAAACGCTGGGTCTAATTCAGGATTTATCTGCTTCTTTAACTCTTCGTTATAATTGCGCATATTATCCAGTTTAGCTCGAAGCTCATTGATTTTCTTATTTTTGTTCAGAATTTCATGTTGCTTTGCTCTCATCAGCCAACCGAACAACTTCTTCTTTCAGCTGATCTACTGTCCATGTTGCCATGTCTTCAATTCTCATAACTACCTCCCTTAGATTTTGGTAAACGTTTCCATATCATAGTTATCCCGGATATAGTCCACACATTCACACAGTTTCTTACGCAAAACTAAATCATTTGCGATGTCTGGGTGAAGCGCATACAGCATATAACTTCCTTCTTTTCCGTCTTTCTGAAACTTCTTCCAGTCAAACGTCATTGTGAAAAGTGGAATCCTTGCGAGATTCTTTGTCTTGTGTTTTATATATAGATTGCAGAGTTTTTTTAATCATTCTTTTCTCTTTCCTCCCTATGTTTCATCTGGCATTCGATCATCTTTGCTATATTCTCACGTTCCTGTTTTATTCCATGTCCTTGACGGAACAACTCACATTCAAGGATATTGCCGCATCTGGAACACTCGTCTTTAATTTCTTTTCCTGCTATTTGCATTCCCATCCATCCTGTACCATTTTAGGCTTATATTCTTTTTCGGTGTATCCCTCACCGTTACATAAGTCGCAAGTAACTTCTATTTCTTGGTAATCATCGCAACACTCCCAGTATTGTGCACGATTTACTCTTTTGATAGTAGTTCCACTTCCACCGCACTTCGGGCATCTATGAATTTTATTTCCTTGTATTAGATTTACAAGGTCATTAAGAGTCGTTTCTCCACCGTATACATTTCTCAGACGTATCACTTCATGAATTTTCATTCTTTACACCCTCCCAACATTCACAACTGTCATCAATGCATCTAAAATCTGCACAATGTTCACTGTCGCCATTACAGCAGACACCTTCGTATGTTGCATACCATTTGCATGTACAACAATAATCTTTTTCTTCCATAAGCCACATCCTTAAACAAAAATTCCAGTACACGGACTTGAACCGTAACTAGCCACCCAACGTGGAGTACTGGAAACCATTCATAGAAAGGTAAGATAAAAATGAAATCCTTCCAATGATTGCAGTTCATTGGAACGGTGCATACACGATTCGAACGTGTACAACATTTCTGTTGGATAGGTTAGCGACCTACTCTGATACCATTACAGCAATGCACCACTTAACTAACCAAAGCTGATTTTATTTTATCGTCAAAAAACCAAAAAAACGGTGGGAACCTTATTTGCAAGAGCTACGCCCACAAGTGGAATTGAACCACTACGCTGCACCTAACTCGCTCCGTATGTTTTATATTTCTTCAATTGTAATGCAATTGTATCTCTCTGAATTAATTGTATTCTCCATAGCTTCAATTGGATTGTATCCAAGATTCTGCAATACCTCTTTGAATACTGTTACCGACTGACCGCTTGCGAGCTGCACACCTTTTCTTGTAGCATCTGTATGGAACACATCATGTCTGCTGTCGACATTCCAAAAGATAATATTCGGAATAACATATCCGGCTTTTCGGAATTTCTTTTCCATTTTGTCATAGAAAGTCCAATCCTTATTCCCACTATAATCAATTTCCATATCAGAGATAATAACTATAGCTTTCGGCATCTCTTCTTGCGAAACGTTGTTCTCTTCAGCAATATCGAGTACTTTCTCAAATGCAGCTTTAAGGTTTGTGCAGCCACCCCAATCTGCATTTTTGGCATTTTTTATTTTCTGGTGAAGTGTTTCACCCTTTAATGTAACAACCTGCGGATTACTAGAGAATGTCATAAACAGATTATGATATGCTCCAACATTTCTTTCCCCAAAATAAATTGCCAATCCTATTGCAGTAGCTAGTGGTCTGCCACCATTCCAAGACATCGAGTTAGATACATCAGCCATTATCAAAGCGTTTGTTCCCTGTTCAATATAATCTGGAAGTGCTTTCCACTGTGCTTCAAGAACTTTGTTGTTTTCTCTTCCATAAAGGATTTTTTCTACGATGTCGTATGGATACAAGGTTGAAGCATTGATTTTAACTTCTCCTTTATCAGCTTTATTGATAAATTCGCTGAATCTATCTGGATCATGCTTTGCAAAGGCTCTACGATAAATCATCATTGCACGGCTTGGAACTTCTGGATATTTAATCTCGTTCCACTTACCGGCAGACATGAGGCTTTCAACAACACCTATCTGCTTTCTCATGCTGCGAATGATTCTCTTAAAGTTATAAACCGGATAGCCTAACTTCTGTGCAGTCAGAATTCCTAATTTTCTAGTCTTTGCACTACTTGCATCAGCTGTTTTAATCCATTTAGCAAGCAGAGAAATTGCTTTACCCTCATTAAGATTCTTCAAATCTTCCTCGAACTGATTCTTCATGGTTTTCCACATATCATCTTCCAATGGTGTTCCAATCAATTCGTAGAGATCATCGTATCTTCCAAATACTCCAATCAAATCAAGATTCGGTCTAAGTGCTTCTGGATGATGTTCTGCCATATAACGGATAATGGTTCGGAAAGTTTTTCTTTCTCCAAGTCCGCAACGAATATCTCTTGCATAGAAAATTATCTTTGTTGCAAAGAGCTTATCCTGTGCATACGCTTCTGAGAACAATGTAGTGATTCTATTCTCATCGGCATCTCTTAATGCGCCAATAGTTCCGAATAGATCAAGTCTTGCATCACTTGTGGTGTTCAGTGCGACTGCGCCATTTTCAGTTCTTGTAAACTTGCTTTCTTCTTTCATTGCATTTGCAAAATCCATGTTCTTCTCCTTTCAGGACACAAAAAATAAAATAAATTATAAAATATTCGCCTAAGATTTTATTTAAGAAATAAATTGCTGTAAGTGTCCCATAAATTTTTTCATGATGCTTTTGGTTTTCATAATTAACAGTTATGTCCAAATGATTGCTGTAAGCACCACATAAGTGGCAAGGGGTGGACTCGAACCACCAACACGTACCTTGTAATGGAAAGAATTGCTGTAGAAGTCACGAACATGACTTACAATCTTTTACTGCTCTATCCAATTGAGCTACCTCGCCATATTTACCGCTTATAACGGTCAGACAATGCCTGAATTGAGTTTCGCCTTTTTGCTATAGTGTAAATCCACCTGAGGCATAGACCGCCTGTATACAAACAACTTAACTCTAAGCGGATTAAGTTGCAGGAGGCGGATTCGAACCGCCGTTCTCAAGAATATGAGTCTTGTGAGATTCCACTTCTCTGCCCTGCTTTGTGTGGATTTTCAGCGTATTTGTACCGGCAATCCACAAGCCGACTGTTTCTTACATCTCGGACAGCATCCTCATATCTCATATTCAGATGAGATAATGGGAGAAGATGGAGTCGAACCACCCGAGCCCGAAAGCAATAGATTTACAGTCTGCACCGCTACCTCTACGGAATATTCTCCCAAAACCCGGGCACCCCGGGTTAGCAATATGTTTATCGTGTTATGCTTTCCACTAGGCTGTTTTATGCCGTGCCAGCCCCACGAAGTTGTTTCGGATATTATTATGCCTTTTGACTTTATGTTTCTTGAAAACTCCCTTGTCATCAATGCGCGCTTGTGATGGCTTATTGAAACTAAGAAACATTTATCGGACGGGAAATCAGATCAAGCACAAGCCTATGCCGTTACATACCTTTGCTCATTCTGATTCACATACGCTCATCCGAAAGTTTTTTCTGCCCATAAAACGGATGGGTAGCATACGGAAGAAATGGAAATTCTGAGATTCGAACTCAGGACTTCCCGGTTATGAGCCGGACGTTCTAACCGCTGAACTAAATTTCCTGAGTAGAAGCAGTATCCCGGATTGCAGATTTTGAGTTGATTTGCTTCTACTGTTGCGGTTCTTTGCCACCAGCCGCAACAAAGGTCATGGCAAAATAGAGTACCTCGTTTTTACGAGGATTCCCATCCGGGACATTTGAAGCCCCTTTAATCAGCTCCGTTGAGCTAGATGGGTTTTCGTCGGAGGGTCTATGTAAAATAAACCATTGCCAGGTACATGCGCAACCTAGCAAGCTGGGCTAGTGGGATTCGAACCCGCGAATACAGCAGTCAAAGTGCTGTGCCTTACCACTTGGCGATAGCCCTAGAATCTTTCTCCCACTCCGCACCATCACAAAAGTAGGAGAAAGAATTGAGTGTGTGATAATATTTTTATTATGTGCTCTACAATTGCAACACAACTTATGTGGAGAATTCAGCAATTTAAATAACTAAGTTGTTCTCTTTTTTGTAGAGTCATATTTGCTAAATCGGATGTCTCGATCGTTTGCTTGCGTACCGCTCCACTACGGGACAAGCGTATCCTTTCGCATTGCTTATATGATTAACCCGTTCTTCGATAATGAACAGGATAATCTGCATCGGAAATGCTAAAAGCATATTTTTACCTCGCTGTGCAAATCAAAACTGTATTAAGTATCATTCCTGCTTCCATCAGCAAGAAGAATGCTGTGGAAAATTGATTGCCTTTGTAATTCCGGCTCATTAAAAATGCAGCTAATGTAGTAAATATCAGAATATTAATTGCTACTGCGATAATGGTTAATGGTAATCTCATTGTTCCTCTCCAATCATGAAATTAAGTATCTTCTCTGCGATTTCTTCTTCCGGCTCAAATGGTAATCCACAGTAATTGTAATGCTCTAAGGCCGATTTTAGGCTTGCTTTGAAGCCGTGGTAAATTTCCCCGTGTTGTAACAGTTCATGCCTTAAAACTGAAATTGCATCAGTAATTGATTGAGAAGTAAAACTAATTTGTGCCAAGCACTCCACTTCAATATCCGGTTCTGCCATCATCTCGAATACAAATGTCGGAACCTCGTCAACAGCAACATGGAAATCAACAGACTTTACTCTTGGGACTTTATTCCCATCAATAAAACACTGCGTACCTCTCCAATCATACGGACTCGGATTTATAATTTTCACAACAGGCATCTTTGAATCCCCTTTCCTGCGCTTTGCAATACGTCAGAAGATGGTCTGCAATCTCCTGAAGCTGATTTGTGTCGTATTTTGCGAAGGTCTGTGATCCTTTATTCCGTAATGGTGATAACGGACCGAAATTGTCAGGTTCAACAGTTATCGTTGCATTAATCAGCATGGACGCCACGTCAATTGGTTCGTCTGGAAGCGATGCATCTTCTTTCTTTTCTGATTTTGTTTCCGCTTCAACATCATTTCCTTTTAATTCGACTTTTTCCCAAGTATTGCCAAAATCTCTGGTGTACCAGAGATTTTCTCCCTGAACTTTTATCATATTTTCTCTTTTTTCGAATTTCTCATCAGATCCGGCATAAATTTCAAGATATGTATTATCTTCATGCGTTTCGAAAAAAATGTAATATCTTTTCATGCTTCCTCTACCTCCCCAAAATATTTCTTGTACAATTCATAATCGTTTTTCCCGAGTAAGTCTTTGACTGTATATTTTTCCTCTATACGAAGATCGCTATATGTAGTAAATACTTTTATATCCCGAATGCAGATTCGCTCGCCCTCAGAAATTTTACCACTAACACGTTCCGTATCTTCATCAGCAGAAAACCATCTTCCGTTTTTTGTCAAAAAATAAGTTCTGCATCTTGATATACTAAAACAAATACAATTTACGCTTGTTGGATCACTAAAAACCTTTTCTGCTTTTGATGTGTCGTATAACCTACCGTCTTCCAGAACGGATTTCTTGTGGTTTGTTATCTCAATCTCGTTATTTAAGATAATCTTATCTGAAAGATTCTGACTTTCATCCTGTACGACCAAGCCGCCTTTTTTATTTTTTAAGAATTTTTCAAGTATCGACATTTGTCTACCTTCTCCGAAAATATTCTGCCAGGGCTTCCCTTGTGATCTGTGATATACTTTTGCCGGTTCGGTTCTTCTCAGCTATGAGTCTTTGTTCCAGTTGGTACGGCAACCGGATTCTGATTGATTCACCTTCGAGTTTATTATTTCTCATAAGCAGTGTCCTTAACTAACAATCTCAATCGGGCATCCAAGTTGTTTTTCCAACTCGGCAATAGTAATCTTTCTTGGTTTCATTACATCAACATCAACACGCTGAATAATGCCTTCTGGAGCTTTCGCAAGTCCTTTGCCAGAAAATTTATCTATTCCCTCATTTGCAAATATGCTTAAATGCTCATATCCATAAGCTCTGCACCATCTTGTAGCTGAATCAACAATTTTTCTTAATTCCGTTTCAGGATCACCAAACAAATCCGTGTAAGAAATAGCCTGGTCAAATTCTGCATGGCTTATCGTTGCTGGAATTAAAATCTGCTTATATGGACTTCCGATAAATCTAAAGAATCTGTTAGTAATTAAAGCTTTTTCGCCTTTTGGTAATCCAAACCCTTGTGCCACAGCTTTTTTAAGTAACTGTTCTGATTCTAAATCACTTTTTGTAGTAATAGCCTTGTTTGTAAAATCAATCATCCTTTTCCTCCCCTAAGATTTTGTATAATGTTCCTCTGGAAACTCCAATGATCTCAGCGAATTGAATTTTTGTAATCTCACCATTCTGCCATCTGGCTTTAGTATCTTCAAAGAGTTTTTTGTCAATCTCTTTCTTTGCACGTCCTTTATACTTGCCCCGAGCTTTTGCAATTGCAATACCTTCTTTCTGACGCTGACGGATATTTTCCCTTTCTCTTTGTGCTACATATGAAAGAAGCTGCAAAACAATATCTGCGATCAGGGTTCCCGTCAAATCCTTGTTCTGTGAAGTATTGAGCAATGGCATATCTTGTACAATAATATCTGCTTCAATCTCTTTTGTGATTTTTCTCCATTCAGTAATAATCTCTTCATAGTTTCTTCCAAGTCGGTCAATCGAATGAATTACCAGCACATCTCCTTTATGCAGTTCTGAAATCATCTTCTGGTACTCAGGACGGTTAAAGTCTTTGCCGGATTTCTTGTCCATGTAAATTCTATCAACTCCATCTTCTCTCAGTGCTTCCATCTGTCTTGCTTCATTCTGATCTACTGTTGATACTCTTGCATATCCTATCTTCATATATACACGCCCCCGTTTCTTTATGGTTTAATTATACACCATAGGGTGTGCTATATCAATAGTAAAATACACGTTTAAGTGAATTTTGTTTGATTTTTATAACATTTGCGTTTATTATGTAGATAGGAGGTGTTGTCATGGTATCTCAAAAAGTTAAGCAAATCATGAAGCTGAAGAAAATAACAAATGTTCAAGTGGCTGAGCATCTAGGTACTTCGCCACAAGCACTTGCAAACAAGTTTTCCAGAGAAACGCTTTCTGCAAATGAGCTTATTGCAATTCTGGATTTTCTTGGATGTCAGATTGCCGTTGAAGCAATCCCAGATGTTATCGTGAAATTTAATAGTGACGATTTGAAAAGGGAGCCGTAATGGTTCTCTTTTTTTATGCTCTAATCAGGCCTTGTCATTGAATATCTTGACTACCATTTTGGTACCCGAGGCCTGTCGCTACATCTATACCAGCAAACTACGGATTACCGTCTGTTATTACAGTTCTTACATTTCCAAATTCAGGATTGCTAAAAATTATCATTTCATTCATTCTTCATACCTACCTTTTCTGGTATTGCCTTTTGTTTTGGCAGAGAAACCATTAAGGCTTACGGCTTGTCGTGTTGCAACCACTATCTCTGCCATGTTGGGGGTTTGTTATTAAAAGGGCGTTTTTTAAAATTTCGGGTGGTCGGGGCACTCATTAGGCCGTTCGGGGCATCCATATACACCCCCTCCCGGGTCTGTTCCTGGTGACGCTGACCGGTCAACCCTTTGCCCCATGGGTTCCCGTTGTCCCGGTCTTAACGCTGTTTTTCGGATGCCTTCGGCAGTAGCCAAGGAGAATTTCTATGCTTTTCTTCGTCATATTGCACAACTTTTCACGTTTCCGCATGTGTGCATTATGGGTACACCCTAAAAGAACATTGAACATTGCTATATATTGTGTGTTAATCTCAGAGACTACAACATATTGTTATAACTCAGGCTTTTCCATCTCTGGAAGTTCCAGAACATCCTTGTACTTGTCTGCGATCTGCTGCGCTGTCTGCTGTGGCTTTCCGTTGTTCTCTTCTGCGCTCCGTCCGTTTGGTGCGTTCCATCCGAATTTAGAATTAAGTTTCATTGCCACGCCTGTGTTATTCTTGTCGCTGATTCCGATGTTCGCAAGTGAGTGTTCGTCATTCGCATTTAATTTTTTGATTAGGTCAAGGTGTGCTGTGCTTGCTATCTCCCTATACTCCCCTCTTTTATTCAACTTCCACTCCTGTATATCCTTAATAACATTGCCGTCTGTATCTATATATATCTTTGTCTTATACTCTCCATTTACCCAGTTATACATAGTCTGTTCACTAATCTTAATATATTTAGCAAACCCTTGTATATTTGACTCCTTGTTATATACGCCACATATAAATATATAATAGTCGAGTATGTAATTGATCAGTTCTGCATTATCACAATCTAATATAGTCTGCCTGTTGTACTTGAGTGTTACGTTTTCAGGCTTCAGGAATACATGATCCCCTGCATAACTAAGAGCTGATTCGAATGTGTTCTGAGGCGCTTTCATAAGGTCTTCAATACCATATTCAGCGCAAAATATATCTAAGTATTTCTTTGTATCATGTTTAAACGTATCTAACACGCTGTTGTCTGTATTCTGCACTGTATCACCTCACTTTATAACGTCAATCTATTAAATCATTAATAAATAAAAAAAGCCGGTCGGCTCTGGTTCGTTATCCAGTAGCTAACCGGTTCAGTCCTCCAGCGGTTCGTTCTCGCTTTCGGTCTGTATCTGTATCTCTATTAACAGTATTAACATACAAGTTGTTATTCTGTCAACCATTAATTTAAAACTTTTAGTTAATCTCATATAACACCATATACTATATCTATGTATATTATATATACTATATACAATATTATATTAATCAACTCAGCCTCTGGAATCTAGGAAGGGACAGGGAATAACTATAATTATAGATATTCATAATCCATAATATTAATATATATAATATTATAATAGGACATTTTGAACGCACAAAAAGCCAGACCTTCCGGTATCTGATCCGGCATGATCTGGCTATATTTTTTTCCGTATTTAGTTACGATTCCGCTTTGTCAGCCCTGCCCCTTCCTGAGTTCCGTCGGCTTCGTTGTATCGAGCATAACAGAATGATTTCAAAAAGTCAAGTAAAAAATTGTCGTTGACTTTTTATCGGGGTTGTGCTATGAATAATTATGTCAGGACTTCGGCGGCAGTTCTGCACCTGTCCTAAAAGCCGCCACAAAAAAGCATTATAAAAGCCCCTTGGTGAATTCCAAAGGGCTTGTTATTAGTTATTTGCGATTATTTGCTATTTTTATATCATAGCAATAATGTTTTCCGTATTTTTCAAAATATGCGTCTTTTAAATTCTCATCTGTCCCAAGCTCAAACGCTATATCATTGCAAATATATGCTGCAATATCAAGAATATTTTTATAATATCCAACATCATTTTTGTTATATAACTTAAAGCCAGCTTTTGCCAATGTGAACATATAAATTTTTTCGTAAAAATCCAATTTACTTTTTGCAACTTCTTCGTTGTAAAATTTGTGAAGTACTAGAAAAGTAAATTCGTCTTCTTTGTCTTCATTGATTTCTTTTACGTTATGAGTGCCGTTTTGAATCCCTGTTTTATGTTGTAATGCTCTCTTTTTAATATTCGTGCTTTGCCCAACATACGCCGTCATTTTTGTTCTGTTGACAACTGCATATATTCCAGCCTTATCATATTGTGGAATATAAAATTTTTCTAAGTTTGCCATACTGTAGCATCTCCTTTCTTAATTATAGTTACAGTATAGCACATTTTCATATATAAGTAAACACTAAATTTAGTGTTTAAAAATACTTTATTTTTTCTTCGTTTGTTGGCACTATCTCCAGAACATCCGACGGCTGACACCTTAATATAATACATATTGTGTTTAATGTGTCTGTTGTTATTCCTTTGCCTTTTCTTAAATTCTGCATTGTTGCCTCGCTCAGAATCTTTTCTTTTCTCATTCTGGAAGATGTAAAACCGTGATCTGATAATGATTTCATAACATCTATTTTATATTTAAACATCTTGTGACCTCCTAAACAATTATATCATTATTATAATAGGATTAGCACCAAAAAGCAATATAAAATATTTTTAAAAAACACTAAATTTAGTGTTGACATACACTATTATTAGTGCTATTATAATATCAACGAAGAGAACAAAAGAAACAAACAACCAGAACCGCCCGAACCACTCAAACCAATGAGGACATAGAGAACCGGATCCGATTAATTGAAAAATTCTAGTTCCTAGCAACTAAATAAAAAAAGCCGGTTGCAATCCTACCAAGACAAACAACCGGCACCCAACAAAAAAACGAAAGGTAGCCCTATTATAACAGGGGCAAGGGTAAAAAGCAATGTTAAAAACAAACTCAAAGGAAGTTATGAACAGAATTAAAAAAATTATCATGGACAGCTACGAAGCAGCCGAGGAATATTATACATATGAAGGTGCAACAATGAAAACAGAATACAACGAAATCTGCAAAGATATTTTAAACATGTTCTACATTGAAAAGTTGCATCTTGATAACAGATATAAAGCCGGACGTATTAGCAAATCAGATTTATTTATGGACTGGATGCAAGGACTCCCAACGGCTTTCCCGGTTGCTGATGATATTTTTCTTCATAGTGCCGTTGACTTCCTGGGCGATCTTCTGGACGAAACCGAAGAAGAAAAGCAGCGTTTTACAGACGAACAGGCAGAAAAAAGATCCGTTTATCTTCTGTATAGAGAGCTAGAAAAGAACGCAACAAAATAACAGGAGGGAAAGCAATGAACGAAAAAAGATATACTTATAAGCAGTGGAAAGCAATCCACCGAAGAAAAGTTATTCATGCCGTAAAAGCCTACTTGTTAGGCTTTGCGGTTGCTTCTTTCCCATTTTTGTTGATTGCTCATTATATTTTAGTTGGATATTAACGGGGAGGTGCTAACAATGTCAGAACGCCAGAAAGTCGCAGAAATGACAAAAACACTTGTAAATATGTTCCCAGATTCAAAAAACGATCTGGAAAAAGAAAAATATTATTACGATCACAATTATTTCACTTTCTACGATTGGGAAGAAAATGTTATAAAAATTATTTTAATGGCAGCATAAAAAGGAGGGCTATACAATGATCAAAATAGACATGTGGTACAACGATAAAAAAGAACAGGCAACCGGGCTCGATATTTGGTTTAATGATCTTGGGTGTTTTTACTCTGGGAATATCACAATTTTTAATAAAATAGTCGGCGATTATTACGCCGACAGCGTGCAAGAAATTTGTGAAGCGTTCCCACATCTGAAAGAAAAAATAAACGCTTGTTTGAACTAAATAAAATAATTTCGGGCGGGGCTTTCCCGCCTGTTTTTCAATCAGAAAGGGGATTATATGATAGACAGAATTATAAAACCAACGTCCAAGCAGACCGTTGACGCAATTTTAAGCGGTGATTTTTCCGTTGTTGATAAGATTAAGGCAGCCGCAAAAAAGGACGCTAGACAAGTATTTAATGCCGTTTCTTCTGGTGCTGTCTCACTGATCTGGTACGACTTGCCGCCAGTGCGTTGCCAGTCTGGGGCGGTGTCTGTGATGCGGTATGCGTTGCATAGATCACCCCAAAAAGCGGATCATTTGCAGCTTTCCTGCATGGAGATCAAGGATGGTCGTATAATTCCAACTTCTGACCGACAATATAATATTCTTGACGGCTCCGGGTTCCTGGAATTCTTCCGGGACTTGCCAGGAATTACAAATATTAATTATTTAGAGCAGTAAAAAGCTGCTCTTTTTCTCGTGCCCTGCATCCTCTTCGGGTGGTGTTGGTTCGTGACCTGTGCCGGGCTTTTTCCTGTAGTGCCTTTTATTTGCCTTTTTAACGGCTTCCAATTGAATTATAGTATATTTTACTGTATACGGCTGTAAAGTTGATTCTAGGCTGTTTTACGCAATCAATTAAAAGGATTGACGGAAAATTATAATGGGCGTATTATGTTTATATATGTCAATGTGGATAAATGTCGGCTTGGATTCTGTCCAGGTCTATGGCTGCATCTATTCCGGATCGCTTCGGGCGGTCTTATTTGCGAACCATTTTTACACGCTGATTTCCTGGCAGTCTGTCCAGCTTATGCAGTTCTTGCCGGTTTATTATCCTTGTAAGCACTTATTTGGCATTTTACAGCCGTTTATATGCTTACATGTGTATTTTATCGACTGTAAATGTAAAATTGATTTTAGACACGTTTACAGGCTTTATAATGGCATCGGGTTATTGTATTATATACCGGTTTACTGCTTCATAATGTTTTAACGCTGTATTTTGACTTTTAAGCCGTTTTATATCGTTGCCCGATAAGTATAGGCTTATGCCGTTTGAATTGATTTTAGGCGCAATTATGCAATTAATTACAATGTTTCTAGTATGATCGTGTGCATCGGATGGCGACACGTTTTGCTGCGGGTATATTTCTTGATGCATCATCACTTTACTATGAAGTCTTACGAGTGCTAATTTTCACAGACATTCAAAAAGACCCGATGCATGGATTTTGAACGAAAAAAATCATTTTTCCATGGATACGGGTCGTTTTATATTTTTTATTTATTTGTGATTTTGTATAAATATTTTTATAGTATCTATTTTGGGACTGTGGAAAATGTAAAATTATTTCAATTTATTTAGATAATCTACTTTACCAGTGCTTCTTTTCTTCTTTATTGCGGTTCCACTTTTCATCCTCTGTTCTCGTTCTTCCTGTTTTCTGGTCTTCGATTTCTTCCTCAATGAGTTTTCAGTACTATACCCCATATTTTCCCTCCTTATCCTTGATCTTCTGACTTCTAGTCTTAAAATTAATGATTTCTACGTCCGTATTGAGTTCAGGTGGTATTTTCCCCACAACGATAACTCGAAGCGGTTCTATGTGCCTTTCCATTTCTTTAAAGCCTATACAGAATTCCTCTCTGGATGCTCTGGATTTAATTCTTCCATTGGTGCAACATGCTACGGTGCTTCTTTTTGGCACACCATCAAAAGCCCAGTCAAAGCAATACTCCGGCGGTATGCTTACGTTCGGAATAACTTTAATTCCGTTCATACTGAGATAATGAGCCATGGCATGATTTCTGTATTTGTTCCAGATATTCATAGCAAATGGCATACCATTTTCACCGACTGCCATTGAAAAGTCTGGTGCGATCACGCTCTTGAAACATTTCAAGTGTTCCAGGTATCTATCTGGATTATTCCATAGCTTTTCAAATTCGCAGTCATGGATATAAAAGTTGATGCTTAATTCTCGATGATTCTTTATCTTTCGGCTGAAACTGTCTTTAAAATCCACTGTGTCTTGTGGTATTTCGTCCACATACCTGTCCATCATTGGAATTTGGTATTTGCCGTCCAGTTCGGCTCCTGTGAGCATATATTCTTTCATGGTATCGTATGCAGTATGGCTGATTCCCTGTGCAATCATGAAAATTCCTCCCGAAAATAAAAAAAGACACAGAATCCTCATTCTCAGATCGGTGTCATCGTTAGTATACAATATATACTATCAAATATTCTATTTTATGTCAATTTACATGATATGTGCGGCGCATTTATTATTAGCACTTACATAATGCGACTCCTATGGCATATAGTTTATGCTAAAATTTTTTTAACTGTATTTCAATATTTCCATTGACTATAATTATTTTTGATATTATAGTTTTTAATATACGGTTTTTGTTTTGCTTGTCAATGTGTTCCCACACATCGGCAAGCTTTTTTATATTATCGTATACAAATTCTTTCTTCTGTGAGTTATCCGGGCTCTTCATCTCGTTCTGTATTTTTAGTTTTAATTCATCTATACCGGATTCCGTTTCTTTTATCATCTCCAGAACCGTATCATTTCCCTCAGCATAAAGAGTATACAGACGTTTTAGCTTCGTTTTCTCTTTTTGGAGTTGTTTACTCAAAATGTCTAGACAGCTTTCTCTTTCTTTTGGCTTATGCGATGATAAATTGAGGGAAATCTTTAAAATCTCATCTTCAACCTGCTTTTCAATATCTTCTGCCCACTCAAGCGAATTGTTGCAATTCGGATTATAATTTGGTAAGTACGACATGCCGTTATCCCTTGAATAGCAATAAATTTTATGCTTTCCATGAGTCCACTTCTGATATCTCATCTTGCACCCGCACACTCCGCAATAGCACAGCCCCGTCAAGAGCTGATTCTCGTGATTAACACAGAAGCTTTTACTTTGCTTACGAGTTTTTCTTAATTCCTGGGCTAATTCGAATACTTTAATATCGAAAATTGGTTCATGTCTTCCCTTATATAGTTTCCCTTTATACGGAATCATGCCAATATTTACAGGACTGGTAAGAACCTGTCGTGTAACAAACTCGCTTTTAAATCCTATCAATTTCTGTATTCGAACATCAGAATAACCGGATATATACAAATTCATAGCTCGCAAAGCCATTTCTTTGCGTTCTGGTATGGGAACTAAGATTCCGTCTTCTTTGCTATATCTATAGCAATAAGGGGTGTTGCCACCTCCCATCCAATATCCCTGTTTCACTCGCTCTAGCATACCACCGCGCATTCTAAGCAGCATAGTATTTTTGTCAAGTTGCGCAAACACTGCCATCATCTGAGTGTATGCTTGCTCCATTGGGCTGTCGTAGCTTACACTATCATGCACGCATCTAAAATCAACCCCATTAGGTATGAATACACGTTCAATTAAGTATATTCCATCGACCATGCTTCTTGATAATCGATCTAGTTTAAACGCTACAACACATTTTAATTTTTTCTTTGAGCAATCATTAATTAAGCGTTGCAATGCTGGACGATTCATATTCGAACCTGTGAAGCCATCATCCTCGTACCAATCAGATATAATCAATTGATTTTTTCTACAATAATTTTCAATATCTCTTTTCTGACTGTCTAATCCATTTCCCTCTTCGGCCTGTTTTTCTGTCGACACACGTAAATACGCAACACATTCCATGACTATTCCTCCTTTGTGTAGAAATGTGCCGCACATATCATGTTACGACACATTTTACACTACAATATTTTTGCGGTCAACCTAAGCATTCAATTATGATTTTAATAATTTCTTCTGGCAGTTCAATTTGTTCGATGTCAATTTCTTTTCCATCAATCGTAACAATTGCCATATGCTCACCTCTCATTTCACAAAATCAAAAATATTCATCTGTCCTTGTATTTCTTCTATTTCATCTTTTGTAAAAAATTTGCAGGCTGTCCAATTCGGATTCCAGTCAGCATCCAGTTCGTAATTTAAGCATTTGCATCTTTTAACGTTTTTAAACATCCTACATTCAAAGCATTGATGTTCATAGTTCGTACCGCCCGAACGCTTGTACATTTCGCTGATTCTTCTCATAGGCCGATGTCCTTCCATAATTCCGGGCATCTGACAAAGTCATGCTCGCATTCTGCATATATGACGCATTTGTGGCAATCATGCCTACCAATTTGCTTTGCGTATTGTCGTATTACTTTCCTACATATAAGCACCAGTTCTGGCGTGATATCTAACTTTTCGTCTTTGCCCTCCATGCTTTTCTCCTTTTCTTTGTTGCTGCATATTCAAATTTGCCTTCTTTTACGCAATCTCTTGGGTCACATCCTCGACTATGGCCGACCATAAAAATATAATCGCACGGTTGCATTTTCCCTGATGTGCCGTTTGATTTCGGATAGAACTTGCAGTCTGTGCATTGACGATTAGTCAAATTCTGAATTTCTTGTGGCGTCAATTTTATCCACGGTTTACGCTTGTTTTCCATTTTCACCGCCTTGAATCTTTTTGATAAGTTCCTGTTTCATTGCATCCGCTATGTGTTCCCTGACTGATTCTTCAGGAAAGGGGATTTCCAATGATCGCTCTAAAATTCTGTTTGTAATGCGGTCATCATATTTCAATCGGGAAATAGGATAATTACTGGTGAAAATTGTGGTTTTCTTGTCCACATACCGACCATTGATGATTCCGTAGAATTTTTCATTAATCCAATCTTTCCCAGATTCCGCACCAAAATCGTCAATAATCAAAATATCCGCGTAAGTCAAATCACTAATCAGCTTATTCTCTTCGTTTTTTCCTCGTTCTCCCCATGTTGACTTTATCTCATCGAGAATTTTTAGGGATGTTGTGAATTTTACCGATTTCTGATGCTTTTCTATCATCTCATTTGCCATGCTACATACAAGTCTTGTCTTTCCAGAACCTTTAGTATTTGAATATATGTACAGCCCAATTCCCTGTTCCTGCATCTGTTGGATATTTTCGAGCCAATATTTAACAGCTTTTGCCGCCTGTATGAATATTTCCTTACTTTCTGGAAGTTGATACACGCTGCTTTTCATATTTGAAAATCTGCATTCTTTGTACATATCCGGCATTTCAGCAAATTGCAACTGGTTCTGCAAAATAGTTTTCTTTCTGATTCCACATTGACACTCCACAGCATACTGAACGTCACCTTCAAATTCTATATAATATCCAGTCCCATAACATTTCGGACATTCAGACGAATGGGGTGTCTGAAGCTTCTCCTCCGTCCCACTGGTCGAATGGGATAAGCGGTTTGACATGTCTTTGAGCTGTTCTAGTGGTTCCATGTTGCCCCTCCTTGTTGTAGTTTCCTTCCAAAACTTTTGTAAAATTATTCGGCTTTACGAACCAGTCAAATGTTATCATCCATCCGCGGTTATTCTCTCCTCGCAGAAAATCACTGTAGCGAACGTTGTTGATTGCACTAAGGACTTCATCAATTCCGTATTCACGGATTCGCCCTTTGAGTAACTGACATCTTTTTGATGATGGTTTAATATCGCGTATTGGATTGATGCCAACTTCCTGTAATTTGTTCCATTCTTCGATGACGCGTCGGACATCAGTCTGACAAATAGTATCTTTAGATACTATTAATTTATTATCTTTCTCTTTATCTATATCTATATCTTTATCTAAACCTATATCTTTCTCTGCGTGCGTCTTTGTTGCGTCTTTGTTGCGTCTATTGTGCGTCTGACGGTTTGAACGCTCTATTAATTTGGTATCGTCAATAACATTTCCGCTTGCTAATGAATAGCTTCCATTCTCTTTTAAAAGCAACATCCTCTTTTCGTCAATATATGAAGTTTCCGTGTATCTATCTCTTGACAATGTGTTATGCATTCGCCAGTGTTTGATTACTATTACACCGTCTTCAAACGTAAGAACAAACCTTTTTGCAATCAATAATCGCAGATCATCTTCGCTTGCTCCTGTGATTTTCATTATCCTTTTTGGGTTTCCAATAAATCCATCATCGTCAGCCCTCATATTCAAATGGAAATATAAGCATTGCGTTGTTGCCGGCATATCCAAAAATGCGTCACTGTCAACAATTTTCATCGTAAACATTCGTTTCTGTGCCAATTCTAAAATTCCTTTCTCCAATTCCTGGTTTTTCAAAAGTGTTTATTTTAATTCAACTTCCATTCCATTGATTTTCAGTTCTCCATTTACCGGAATTACAAGAGATGGAACACCGTTTATTTCTTTCAGTTCAATCAGAGCAATTTTATCTGGCTGGATGCAGATTGTTGCATCTGGTGTTACAATTTTTGCAGTTTTTGAATTATGAATATTGTCAAGAGCAACGGGTTCATTGCTGAAATACATTTCCCAGTTTTCTTTGAAATCCGACAACTTCTCGTCTGGAGCTCCGCAATATCCAAAAATCTGTTCCATTTCATCACATGACACGGTTACCATCTCCGGGCTGTCTTTCTTCTGTTCTCTTACTTCCTGCAAAGATTCAACCAGACTTTCCGCGAAATTGAATGTTGTATTTCCTTCGAAATTGTCCATAATAAAATCTGAAAAGACATTGATCTCGTTGCCGGGTATACGGGGAATTGGTGCGCCAAGAACGTTTTCAATGAAGTCGGGATGAATATTCTTTATGTTTTTGTTGAAATACAAGGTTCCATGAATATCAGTGCTTCTGTCATTGAATACAGGGAATAAGAATCCTGTTTCTGGTCTTGAGACTACCCAATCACGAATTCTGTCTTTGATGTTATTTTCAGCCACATCATAGATAAGCCCAGCCTTTGAAAGATTTTCGTCAATGTTATATGTCATTTTCTTCGCACCAGTCAATTTTCTGCCCGCATTCAAAACAGTACTTGCTTATTTTTTTACCAATAACAGGTGTTCCGCATTTCGCACATTTTTGAGTGGAAAATATATTGTACGGAAAATCTGGAACATATTCTTCAGGTTTGCATGGAATCTGCTTTTCCAATGCTTTTGCTCCGGAATCACACGCCCATGCTTCCTTGAGATATTTTTTCTGCCATTCATCTTTGTTTTCAGAACTTTCAATGAAACATAAATGCTGGTCTCTCATATCGGATAATATGTCTTTTGCTTCTTCTGGTTTCATGTTAATCCTCCTTATCGTCCTCCTCAATACTGACAGTTTCCAGATCTTCGAAATCACAACCCATTGCGAATCCGTCAATTATTTTCTTCTTAACTCCAAATACCTCTATCATGTGAGAATTATTTTCCATGATTTTTATTACATCTGACTTTTTAACATATTCAGCCATTCTCCATCTCCTCCAACTTCTTCTCTATCGGATTAATAATCTCTTCCAATACCTGTCGCTCAAAATTTTCTTTCCAGATTTTTTCTCTTTTCCAAAATTGGATTTTCATAATCTCATTTATTAAATTAATACACGCTATTGCTTCTAGCATTCCCCAACATC